TGGGCTCGCCCGGCTCGTACTCGAACTCCCAGCCGCACGGACAGCCGAAGTCGTCGCACACGTAGGCCTCGCCGCGCTTGGCCCACCCTGCGAAGGTGGACGGGCCCACCGCTTCTACGGCGGCGAGGCACGCGGTCCACGGGCCCTTGCCCGTCTTCTGCGGCGCCACCACCTGCGAGCGCCGGTACCTGAACGCCTGGTTCAGCAGCGGCACGCCGTCCCACTTCGCATCCTCACGGATCCGGTAGTGGTTCGCGGTGCACCAGAACTGCCAGTCGTACTGGTGGAACGGCTTGCCGCGCAGCACGCCGCCGGGGACGAAGCAGTGGCGCTCGATCCAGGCGTCGATCAGGTCTCCGAGGGTGGGGAAGTCGACGACGCCGACGGCCTCACTTCGCATCGACGGCCCGCAGCCTGCGCTGGCGTGTCGGTCGCTGGTCGTCGGTGGTTCGCTCGGCTGCCTTCGCACCGAGCTCGTCCTGGGCGATCGCCCAGCCGTTCTCCTTGAGCCCGGCCGGAGTCATCCCGATCTGGTCGGCGAACCGGTGCAGCGAGCCCTTGTCGGCGGCCGTCGCCTCGGACGACTCGCACAGCACGTACGTCCGGACCCACATCGCGACGGTGTGAAGGCGCCACGCCTCCGACGGCAGGGCCCAAGCGGCGGCCTGCGGCGTGCGCCACGCCCACGTCCACAGCTCGAGCTCGCGCTCGGCAACCGCGTCGGTGCCGTCGACGTCTCGCTCGCGGACCTTCTTGCCGTCCTCGAACCACGAGTCCCAGACGATGCGCTTCGGCAGCGGCCATGCGGGCACCTTGCCGCGGTACCCCTCGGCCGACAGCGCCGTGAGCTTCACGCCGCGGCGCTCGGAGCGACCGGAGCTCGGGTCAGCCGGCGGACCGGACCTGTTGCGTGCGCCCCCTCGAGGCATGGTCATCACTCCTCAGCAGCATCGCGCTGCGTCGGTTGCGTCGGGGGCATCGCGCCCGCCGGCTGGGAAGTCTGAACCCTCCGCACCCCGGAAGCCCCTCCCCAGCGGTCCGGCGTCGTGCGGGCTTGGGGGTCACCCCCCACCCCCTGTTGACCTTCCAGCGGCCGCGAGGTTGCAGCCCGGGTGCTCGGGTCCGCGGTGTCGTCGCTGGTCGTCGTGCCCGAGGTGCCAGTCGCTTGGGTCGATGGCAAGGGTCGGAGTCAGGCACGTGGGTGAGGTGCACATGACCCGCTCGCCCCGGTCGAGCCTGTGCTGCCAGCTGGCCCGGAGCCTGTCGTGCTCGGCGTCGTAGCCACGCTGCTGCCGCGTGCCCCGCACCTTGTCCTTGGCGCGGGTGTGGGTGGCGCACCGCGTGGTGTCGCTGATGACGGGGCAGCCGGGCTCAGCGCATGGACGTCTGGCCACGGCTCTGCCTTCGGGGTGTGGCCCGTCGCTCGGCCTCCAGCACGTGGGCTCGACGGCCTGGATCGTTTGGGGCTGGGGCGGCGACGGGGGTACGAGAAGAGCCCCGATGCCAACAGGGCATGGGGGCTCGCAGGAACAGCATCGTGCCTGTGGAAAACTATGTCAAGCCTCACCCGTGCGAACGATTCGGTGGGGAACTATCGGTCACGCCTGAGTGAATAAGTCGTAGTCGACTACCAAGAAAAGTTGGAGTGCGGCTACTGTGTAGGTACACAAGAGAAGAACGGGTGCGCCTGCCGGGATTCGAACCCGGAACCAAATCCTTGGCATGGAGTCGCTCTGTCCGTTGAGCTACAGGCGCTACCCGCTTCTCCGAGGCCCTGCCCGGGCGTGAGTTGCAGCTCACGAACTCCCGGTCGGGGCCTCAGTGCGTGAACCCGAAGGTTCGAAAGGGAGTCTATCCCGGGCGGGGGACGGAATCGCCCGTCAATCGACGACCGATAGTGGATATGGACGTTTGTCCGAGCCGCGGGTGAACCCATCCCTCCTCCGAACAGCCGAGCCGTCATGCCGCCGGTAGCAGTCGCTCGGCCAGCCACTCCCACTGCGACCAGGGCCACGCCGGCCGGCCTCGGTGCCACGTGTCGACCTCGCGGTCGAACGGGCGGCAGTCGTTCTCGCACACGATCAGCGCCTCGCGCTCGCCCGGGCGCAGACGGGACTCGACCAGACGGAACCGGAGGGTGCGGGCTCCGCCGCTCGGGGTGCGCGGGGTGACGCCGCAGCAGAACGGGCAGATGGCGTTGAGGGTCTGGCCGTCCTCGATCTCGCCGAGCTCGGCTGTGACGGCGGTCCGCATGTGCCGTGCGGAGTCGACCAACTCCTGGAGGAGGTCATGTTCGTGCTCGGACGCCTCCTGCACCCGCTCGGCGATCCACCTCAGGAAGCGGACCGGGGAGTCGAGGGCGGACATGGCCGGCTCGAGACGGTCGTGCCCGAGCTGCTGTGCGACGGTTTCGTGCAGGGTGTCCGCCTCGGCCAGGACGCTGACCATGACGTCGAGCGTGGAGACGTGCAGGGGTGCCGGGGAGTGGCCGGGGGCTCGGCCCCAACGGTCGGCCTCGGCGATCTCTAGCCGAGCGAGGGCGTCGCGGGCGGCGCGCTGCTCGGGGCTGAGGTCGCCGGCCTGGCGCCACGGGCGGGGGGTGCCCTTGAGGCGATACTCGACCAGGTCATCCCACCGGTCAGCCACCCAGTTGAGGTCGGTGATCACGGCGCGGACGATGTGGGCTGGGTTCATGCACGGCTCCTGCAGGCTGGGCACTGGTGGGCGATGGACTCGGCGAGGCGCTCGGAGTCGCGGTCGGTGACGTGGTCCTTCTCGGCTGCGGCCCTGGTCACGGCCTCGTGGTGGTGGCAGAGCTCTGGGGCGCCGATCTCGTCGCCGCCGGTGAGGTCGGCGGGCATCACGAGGCCGGGCCCTGTCGCCCACCCCACATAGCCTCTGAAGAGGCGAGGAGGCGTCCTTGCCTCACGTGACGAGAGGAAGCCCCATGGCAACGAATGTGCAGGCGAAGGTTCGGGAGACACTTGCCGCCCCGGCGTCCAGCTTGATCCGCGTGCCGGAGATCGAGAACGACAGCACGGCCGACGCAATCCGCAAGCTGCAGGTCCAGATCTTCCATCTGGCCGATGAGCTGACGAGGGCTCACAACCTCATCGACGAACTGCAGCGCGAACGTCGCAGGTAGGTCAGCCACGGTCGCCCTCCTGCTCGGCGGGTGACGTGGCCGGGGCGAGGGCGGGCTCGATGATCGCCAGCACGTCGAGCCAGTTCCGGGCGTGGTCGGCTCGGAACTGCGCCTGACAAGAGCGCGCCTGCACCTTGGCCAAGGCCGCGACCGCCCGCAGCCGCTCCTCTGCGCCCTGGTGGGCGTCGCGGGACCGCTGCAGCGCCGCCTCGAGCTCGGCGATGCGGGCCTCGCGGTCCTGGTCGATGAGCCCCTCAGCAATCGCCCGGTATTCGGCCGGCGTCTTGATCTCCTCGTCGCCGAGCGAGACGATCCGCCCGAGGCTCAGGAGCGCGTGGCGGCGCCACCATTCGGACTCATCACGCAGGACCTCGGCCTCGGCCCGCGCCCGACCGTGGGCGTCCTGCCATCCGGCGCTCTCGCGCTCGAGGTTGGCAATGGTCGCGGCGTCCTTGGCGCGCTCGGCGTCAGCCACGGCCATGACGGCGCGGGCGGAGTCTTCGTAGGTCGCCGTTAGCCGGCCGAAGTTCGTGCGCTCCAGAACGTCGTTGTCCACCTGCCGGAGCGCCTCGGCGTAGCGGGCCTCCCGCGAATCGATCGACCCACCCGGGGGTAGGGGGCCCTCGGAGGCCGCCGTCGTCAAGCAGCGTGCGCCGGCTGCGTCCACGCCGCGCCCCGGGGCCCGGCTCGTCAGGGGCGAGCCACCCCGGGGTGCGGTCTCAACGGTCGTCTCGGTTTCAACCACCCGGGCGGTGGGCATAGCACCTCCGCCACGCCCCGGGACCGGTTCGGGCAGGGGTGCTAGCCCCCGGGGCGTGGTCGCTTCCCGCGCGTCGTCGGCGGTCATCGCTGCTCCTCGAACGACAGGCCCACCACGCCAGGGCTTGCAACCGGCTGCGCACCCGCGCCGCCCCCGGCCTCGTGCGGCACTCGCTCGGGTTCACACCAGCACCCGCCACCACCGAGGTGGTGCACCCGGGCCGGCTCGAAGTGGCGCAGGTTGTGCCCGACGTGAGCGGGCAGGCGCTCGACGAACGCCTCGTCTTCGCGGGTCTCGGTCATCGGGTGCTCCTTCGGGTGGTGACGCACGGCTTCGGCTGGTGGTGGTTGGCGGTGTAGCGGCGGGTGAGGCGGCGGTGGCGGCGCTCGAGCCAAGCGAGGAGGACGGTCATCGCAGGCTCCTGACCCACTCCTGGACGGAGCCGTTGAGCAGGTCGAGCGGGCGCACGACGCGGGCTTTCGCTCCGGCGCGGACGAGCGCCGTGAGGAAGGCGTTCTGCTCCGGCGTGACGCGGCCGCCCTGCTTCTTGAGCTCCCACCACTCGATGTGGCGGCCGACGATGACGAGGTCAGGGAAGCCGGACTTGGAGCGGCGGGAGTCGACCTCGTGGTGCCACCGGATGCGATGGTGGTCGAGCATCCCGGTGATGGTCTCCTGCAGCTGGTCCTCGGTCATGGCGCGGGCCATGACGTCGATCGCGGAGCCTCGGACGACGGCGCTCATGCCGCACCTCGCCCGCGGATGCGCCCGCCTTGCGGCTGGCGACCGGTGATGCGCTGCTCGAGCTTGGCTCGCTGCGAGGGGGTGGTGGCGGCGAAGATCCCGGCGCGGCTGGTGGAGGCGGTTCCGCGCTCGGCCTTCAGCGTCCAGCGGAGGCAGTCCTCGATGACGCAGCAGCGGAGGCACTCGGCCTGGGCGGCCTTGATGCTGACGAGGTCGCCGGGGTCTGGGAAGAACCGTTCGGGGTCGCCGGTGGCGCAGACGCGGTCCGGGTTGTCGGCAGGGTTCTTGAGCCTGGTCATGCGACGTCACCCCAGCCGCGGTCGGTGAGTCGGGAGAACTGGCCGAGGAAGTCAAGCTCGATCATGGCCTGCGGGCCGTGCCGGTTCTTCGGCAGCGTGACCCGCATCAGGTTGGGTGCTTCGATGTGGTCGCGGTGCATGAGGAGCACGACGTCGGCCGCGGCTTCGATGCCGCCGGACTCACGCAGGTCGGCGAGGGTGGGGATCTTGTCGGAGCGTCCCTCGATCTGCCGGTTGAGCTGGGCGAGGGCGACGATCGGCACGCGCAGGTCGCGGGCGAGGTTCTTCAGGCCTTGGGCGATGGCGTCGACCTGGACGCGGCGGTCCTGACGGCCAGACTCGGACGGTGGCCGGATGAGGGACAGGTAGTCGATGAGGACGACCCCGACCTCGCCGCGCCGCTGTTCGCCGCGGATGCGCGCCCGGATCTGCGCGAGGGACAGGTTCGACCGGTCGTCGACGGTGAGCGGCAGGGCCGCGAGCCGTGAGGAGGCCCGGCGCAGCTTCATCCAGTCGGCTTCGGTGAGGTTGCGGTGGAGCATGCGCTGGCCGTCGACGGTGCCGATGTTCTGCAGCATCCGCAGCCGGAGCTCGTCCTGCGGCATCTCGAGGCTGATGAACAGCGCGCGCAGGCCGCGCTGGGCGGTGTCGACGGCGATTCCGCAGGCGAACGCGGTCTTGCCCACGCCTGGTCGGGCGCCGGCGATGTACAGCCACCCGGGGGCCCACCCGGCGAGGGCGTCGGTGAGCGCCTTCCACGGTGTGGGCGGCCCGACGGGGCGCTCGAGGGTCTCCAGCGCGGCGTAGGTGGCCTGCTCGCTGGTCATGGCGTCGTCGCGCAGTCGCCCTTCGGCGACGGCTTGGACTTCGGCGACTGCGGCGTCGACGATGTCGTCCACGTCGCCGTTGCCCTGCTGGTGCCCGAGCTGGACGATGCGGGTCCCGGCTTCGACGAGTCGGCGCAGGGCGGCCTGCTCGGCGACGACCTTGGCGTAGTAGCCGGCGTTGGCGGAGGTGGGGACGGCCTGGATGGTGGTGTGGAGGTAGGCCATGCCGCCGACGCGTTGCAGGTCGCCGCGCTTGCCGAGCTCGTCGCCGACGGACACGGCGTCGCACGGTTGCCCGGCTTCGACGAGGCGCAGGATGGCGGCGTGGATGGTCTCGTGGGCGGGCCGCCAGTGGTCGGCGGGGTGCATGACCTCGACGACGTCGTCGACGACCCTGCGGTCGAGCATCATGGAGCCGACGACGCACATCTCGGCGCGCAGGTCGCTGGGGACTCGTTCGACGACTTCGTCGAGGGGCGGCTCGACCGCGTACAGGGGTTCGGTCATCAGAAGCCCCTCTCTGCCTTGAGCTGTTCGACGGTCTTGAATCCGGCGTATGGGTCGGTGTCGGTGGTGCGGCGGGGGGCGCGGTTGTCGGCGGCGTCGCGGCGCACCCAGTTGCGCCAGGTGGCGACCCAGTCGGCTTTGCGTCCGGCGGCGCCGGGCTTGCCCTTCCAGAAGTCGAAGAACGCCTCGGTGATGGCGGTGAGGTCGAGGTGGTCGAAGCCTTTGTCGATGGCCCACTGCTTCATCTCGGGGGTGACGGCGAAGTCGTCGGGGATGCGGGTTCCGCCGGGCGCGGCAGCGCCTCTGTCTCCTCTCCTCTCCTCTCCTCTCTCTGCATTGGCCTTCGCATGGGGTGTGCCATTGCGGTTCGCATTGCGGTCGGGAGTGCGGTCCGCATCCGGTGAGCCACTCCAGCGCGCTGCGGCGCCCTTCTTGCCGGCGCTGCTGAGCCGGGCGATGTCCTCGGCCGACTGCTGGTGCTGCAGGTAGTCGTGCACCAGGCCGGTGCGCACGTCGACGCGCTCGATGAGGTCGGCGCCGACGGCGCGGCAGTAGTCGCACTCGGCGTCGCACTGCGATCCGCAGTAGCTGGCGGACACCATGCGGGCGACGAGGCGGACGGGGAACTTGCCGTCGGTGAGGTGCTGGCGGCTGTAGAGGATGGCGCGCAGGTGCAGCAGGGGCACGTGCGGGTGCTCGTCGACGAAGTCGGTGATCTTGGGGTTGTCGAAGTAGCCCAGGTCGAGCTTGGCGAACTGGCGGGCGTCGGCCACCTTCAGCACCTCCTTCGGTCGTTGTGGTTGAGCGGGGGCATTCAGGCGACCTCCTCGGTGGCCCATGACGTGTGCCAGCGGTGGCCGCAGTCGGTGCACTGGTACAGCGCCACGAGGCCGCCGGCGGGCGTCTCGAAGGAGCCGTATGGGACCTCGGTATTGATGAGGCACTTCGGGCAGGCGTCGAGCCGTGCTGCGAGCGATCCGGTCATGGGAGCCATTGCGGCACAGGGGGTTTCGATCCGTCGAATGACGCCTGTGGACAACGTGGGCGTGGCTTGTGGACGGTCGGGCTGGGGGTTGTGGATGGTCACTGGTCACCGTCCCGACGGCCGCCGAGGTCGAGGAGCCAGGCGAAGACGCCGAGCACCGCGGCGAGGGCGAGCAGGAAGATGACGACGGACCACACGCCGGGGCTCATGCTGTTGCCCCCTGCGGCCAGGCCGTGTGCTCGCGGCCGTCGAGCAGGCGCCCGGCGGCCGGCTTGCCCATGCGGCGCATCTCTACGGGGTGGGTGGGGTTGGCGCCGTCGCAGCTGCACGGCTCGCCGCAGAGGGCAAGGGTGCAGCGGGGTGCGTGATTGCCCCACTGCTTGAAGAAGAACGGCACCTCGGAGGTCTCGCAGTCGCGGCGGATGTCGCGCACCCACTCGGGCTGCATGGGGCGCGCGCCCGGGCCGGACTCGCCGCCGACGATGACCCAGTCGAGCGTGGGCACGGCAGGGAGGGGCAGGGACGACGGGCGGGGGTTCCACCGGCAGCCCTCGCCGAACCCGTTGGGCAGATACCGGTACAGGCGCAGCGGGCCGAGGAGCGGCTCGGCACTTACGAACCGAACGGCGGCCGGCGTGCGGAGCAGCGCGGGGATGCGGACGTGCCCCCAGCGGTTGTCTTCGGCGGAGACCCCCAGCCACACGTTGGGGAGCGGGTACCGCACCTCATAGCCGCGGCCGGCCGCGAGCTCGTAGATGAGCTCGGGCAGCAGTGTCTCGCTCCACCATCGGTCCGACAGCAGCGCCTTCATGCGGCCGTGACGCTTCGTCAGGATCTGGAACGTGTGCTGCGGGGCCAGGGCCATGACGGCGAACACGCGGGCGATGTACTCGTCGGGGATGTCGCGGTGGAACAGGTCGGACATCGAGTTGACGAACACCATCCGAGGGCGGGTCCAGCGCAGGGGCTGCTCGAGGCGCTCAGGCCGCAGCGTGACGTCGAACCCGTTGGGGTAGGCCTGCGTGCCGGCGAACCGGTGGGCGATGCCCTCGGCGTAGCAGTGGTCGCAGCCGGGGGAGACCTTCGTGCAGCCGGTGACCGGGTTCCACGTCTCGTCGGTCCATTCGATCTTGGTGCTCACGACGCCACCACCTGGCACACGTGGTCCGGGATCGGCTTGGCCGTGCGGATCCACACGCGGTTCGCGGAGTTCTTCCGGGACTCGATGGTGGAGCGGACGACGCGGTCGGTGCCGGTGAGGTAGCCGAGGGTGGAGGCGCTGCGGAACGCTCCGCCGCGGTCGGCGGTGTTGAGCTGGGCGGCGTCGAACTCGGCGCGGCAGAGGTCTGCGGTGACCTCGGTCCCGGGCTCGACGTGCTGGATGGCGCGCAGCAGGGTGCGGGTGGCGAGGTCGCTCACTGCTCCCCACCCGCCTCGGCGGCGTCGACCTTCAGGGAGTCGATGACCCGCTCGACCTCGCCCGCGGTCATGTCCTTGCTCGACGCGATCTCGCGCCCGAGGACCTGGCTGCAGTAGTCGAGCCGCGCCTTGCGGCCCTCGGTGCTGCGGGCGTCGGTGGTGAAGCCGGCCGCGCCGAACTGGGCGAACATCGCGTTCAGCCGGTTCTGGGCGGCGGGGAAGTCAGACGACGGGGCCGATGTGGCAGTCTCGACCGGCGCGGCGCTCCAGGGGGAAGGGGAAGCGTCAAGGGGGGCGCCGGGAGCATCAGCCCCGTCGTCGTTCTGGGGGGCGGGGGCGAGGAAGTCGTCCACCGTCGGAGTGGTCTGCTGCGGCGCTGCACTGGCGGTGCTGGCCTTGTGCTCGTCAAGGGTCGGCAGGCCGCCGATGTCGAATGCACGTCGCAGGGCGTGGGCCTCCGCCGCCTTCAGCGCCATCTCGGGCGCGTAGTCGCGGTTCTGGCCCTTGGCTGGGTAGCGGCCCGGGTAGGTGAAGCCGTGCCGCATGTCCTTGCGGTACACGGTCACCTTGGCGACCCACTCACCCGTGGCGTCGTCGAGGGTGGGGTCCTGCTCCACGACGATGCCGTCGAGCTGCCCGGAACGGTGTGCGACGTTCAGCAGTCCGTCGCGGGTGATGTAGACGCCACCCTTGGGGATGACGACGACGTGCTTGAGGATCGGGTCGAAGCCGTAGTGCCGGCAGACCGCGACGGCGGCACGGTCCTGAGGGCTGTTGGGGTTGAGCCCGAGGTAGCGCACCAGCTGCTGGTCGTTCGCGTCGAACGAGCCCATCTCGTTGGCTGGCTGGTGGACGATGACGTCGGTCATGGTGCTGCTCCTCACGCCCAGCGGGGGCGGGTCGGGGTGACGATCTGGTCGGCGGCGTAGCCGGGGAACTGGCCCGTCGACTCGCAGTGGGCGAAGAGGGCGCGCGCCTCGCGCACCTTCTCCGCGGCGTCCTCGAGCCAGTCGTGCGGGATCTCGTGGACCTGGACGAAGTGGGGTGCCGCCGTCTCGACGGCGATCAGGTAGAAGGGGATGCGGCGGCCGGTGAGCGCCTCGTAGCCGTCGAGGTAGTGCACGGCGGACAGCGCGTAGCCGAAGTTGGCGATGGACTTGCCGAACCCGTCGGCGCTGGCGTCCTGGGCCGTCTTTAGGTCGGCGATGCAGTCGGCGCCGGTGCCCTCGCGGAGCCAGTCAGCCCGGGCCCGGCAGGTGACGCCGGTCTCCGGGTCGGTCCAGTAGTAGGACACCTCCGGCCGGCCCTGCGACAGGATCGCGCCGGCGAGCGGGTGCAGGCGCACGGCGCGGGCCATGGCGGCCGCCTGCTTGAACTCGCCGCGGTGCACGACGACCTTGCCCTCGGCGCGCAGCCGCTTCTTCGTTGCCTGGTCGGCCTTGCCGCGCCAGTCGTACGCGTCGACGACGTGGACCTTGCCGTTGCGCAGCGCGATGGCGTGGGCGGTCGAGCCGAGGTCGAACGCGTCCTTGGGTGCGCGGCCGTTCTCGCGCTCCCACGCGAACCGGGCGGGCAGGTCGAGGATGCGCTTCACCCCCGACGAGGACAGCGTGCGCCCGAGCTCGGGCGCCACGAGGGCGTCGCTCTGGTAGTCCTCGTTGGACAGGTCCGGGTAGAAGCCCGGCTCGTCGATCTGGGCCAGCGTGGCGGTGCTCATGCGGCCACCTCCGGCATGAGCGAGGCGACGACGCAGGCGATGAGGTCTCGCGCAGCGGGCGGCGTGACGGCGTTGCCCGCGAGCTTCACCTGCTCGCGGCGGTTGCCGAGCATGACGTACTCGTTGGGGAAGGCCATTGCCTTCTTGCACTCGGACGGCTCGAGCATCCGGAACAGGACGTCGTCGACCTGAGCCTCGGCGGCGGCGATGTCGCCCGGGGTCAGGACCGACTGGTGGCCAGCCGTGGTGATCGTGCGGGCGACCTCGGTGGCGCGCGTGACCATCTCGGCGCCGTCACCCTTGCTGCCGTTGTTGCGCATGATGAGCGCGGTCGTCTCGCGCGTCGTCATCGTGCGAGCTGGCTGGGCGGCCGGGTATGCCGTGTCGTTCCACGTACCGCCTGCGGGGGTGAGCAGCGCGTGACGGTCCGTGGTGGTGACGGTGTCGAGCGGCTCGCTCGTCGGCTTCGACGAGTCGTTGTTGCCGTAGTAGCTCGTGACCAGGGCGTGGTGGTTGCCGTTGGCCGCGACCGTGTGGAGCGGGTCGTTCACGGGCGAGTGCGACGACCGCACCTGCGACGGCGCGGACCCCTTCAGGTGGACCATGAACGGGTGCTGGACGAGCGCCTTCGTGGTTGCCGTCGTCTGCGTCGGCATGGGCTCTTCGATCGTGCGGCCGCGGTTGCTGTGGTTGTTGTCCATGACGAACGCCAGCCCGGTCTCGAGTCGCGTGTTCTGCGTCCGCAGCGGCTGCTCGACGGTGCGAGCCCGCTGCATGTCGGCTCGGCCCTCGACCGGCACCGCCAGCGCCTTGGACTCGATCGTGTGCAGGGTCCGCAGCGGCTCGTCGACCGACCACGCCCGGTAGTAGGAGTTCGGGTTGCCGTGCTGGGCGTGCTTCGGGTCGGCCGCGTCGTACGTGTTGCCGGCGGCCTCGCTGTGGATCGGCGACCAGTACCGGGCGATACCCGCGGCGATGCGCTTACGCGTCTTCTCCGCCAGAGGCTTCGCCCGGTCGCCGATCCGCTGGCCCTTCAGGGACCAGTCGATGATCGACGCGGCGGGGAGCCAGCCCGGCTCGACGACCTGGTTGCGGCAGCGCACCGACGGGCAGCGCCACACGTACTGCTGGCGGTAGCGGCCGACCTTCGTGTCCGGCTTCTTGAACGACTGCACGGCGTGGACGAGCTCGTCGCACCCGGAGCAGTAAGCGATCGGGCGGATGGTGCCGGGGATGTCCGGGCGCCGGTTGCCCTTGCGGTGGAAGACGACGTACAGCCGGTCGCGCGACTGAGGCGCCGGCATGCCGAACGACTGCGCGTGCATGCTGTTGAGCGACACCAGCTGGTGCTCGTAGCCGAGGGAGTCCATCGCCATGAGCCACGCGTGGAACGGCGGCCAGTCGACGGCCTCGACGACGTTCTCCACGATGACCGCCTGGTAGCGGTGCGCCTCGGTGAAGCGGACGACGTCCCACATGGTCGCCCGGGAACGCTCGGCCGCCTCGTCCGGCAGCGTGTCGCCGTCCCACAGGGTCGCGAGCTGGTCAGGCTTCTTGCGGCCCTTGGCCCGGGAGTGGTTGGTGCACTCGGGGGAGGCCCACAGCAGGTCGGTGCGGGGGAAGTAGCGCGGGTCGATCTGCGACAGGTCGGCGCAGATGTGGTCGGCGTCCTGGTGGTTGCTGTTGTGCGTCTCGATCGCGAGCTGCCAGTGGTTGCTGGCCACGCGGACCTCGACGCCCGGGATCTGCACGGCACCGGTGGACGAGCCACCCGCGCCGCAGAACAGGTCGGTCAGGGTGAGCATCAGGCAGCCACCGCCTTGGAGCGGAGGTCGCCGATCCAACGCCACCAGCCGTGGGCTTCGCCCTCGTCGCAGCAGCCCTTGCACACCAGGCGCGTGCCACCGCCGAGGTCGGCGTGCTCGACAACGATGGAGCAGGCTGCGTACCCGCACCCGGTCGTCTCGCACTTGGTCTGGCCCGACCCGGCCGCCGGTGCAGGGGTAGTGGCGGCCGGGCGGGTGTTCTTGGTGCGCAGGCGCACGACGCCTGCCGCGATGACCCAGGCGACGGCAATGCCGACGAGGGTCCAGCCGGTTCCAACAGTCCACGGGGTCATCGGGACTCACCTCCAAGGACGGCGTCGCGCAGGGCGGCGAGAGCTTCGGCGGCGCACTTCTCGAGTCCGCCGCGCTCGGCTGGCTCGGCGCGCTGGGCCTCGAGCTCGTAGTGGTCGAGGTCGCGGGCGAGGGTGCGGATGAGGTCGATGCGGGACTCGTTGTCCCACGCGTCAACAGAGACGATCCCGAAGCCCGGCGTGCCGTCGGCGTTCCGGATGACCCGGAAGGCGGCGAGCGAGTTCAGGACGAGTTTGCGGCTGTCGGGGTGCAGGATCTGGCTGGCGCCGCCGAGGGTGCCGGTGACGTCGATGCCGTCGGTGAAGACGACGCGGACCTTGTCGCCGGGCTGGAGCCGCTCGATGGTGCGGGCCAAGGCGGCCGGGGCGATCGCGGAGACGGTCATGCCGCACCCCGGTCCACGTGGTCGACGCGGTTGGCGTAGCACTGGCCGTGGCCGCACGTGCCGGAGAACTTGAGGTCGGGCCACCGCGGCACCCAGGCGTGGCCGTCGATGTACGGAGCCGTGGCAGCGTCGCGCTCGGGGATGACCGGGACGTCGCTCACGTCCTCGCCGGACCAGTCGGCGTAGAGCTGACCGTCGTCGCCGTCGGTTGCGTCGGAGTCCCACGCGGTCTGGCACTTGGGGCAGATCCACGAGTCGCCGTCGTGGTCGAGGTCGACCATGCAGGCCGAGCAGGTCGGGTAGTGCATGACGAAGGTGGGCGGCTCTTCGAGGCGGAAGCGGACGCTCATGCCGCACCTTCCTCGTCGTCGAGGTAGCGCCACTCGATGCGGGTGACCTCGTCCATGGCGGTGATGCGCTGGACGTCGAAGAAGTACTTCCGCATGAACTCGTCGGGGTGCATGTCGGGGAACCCCTCGGCGACCATCTCGGGCCAGGTCGTGCTGCCGTCAGCATTCTCGACGTAGGGACCGGCGACGGCGCAGAGCGGCTCCCGCCGCACCGAGACGATCTCGACATCGCAGATGCGCTCGAGCGGCTCGCCGGGCTTGCGGCCCATGACCTTCCGGCAGAGGGTCACCCGGTCACCGGGCTTCGCGAACAACCAGCCCTTGCGGCGGGTGACGGTCTTGGTGCGGTCGCGGACGGCCTGCTCGGTGAAGGCGACGGACATGAGCCGGCTCATCGGTCGCCTCCGGTGTACCCACGGCCGCGGCAGGAGCGGCAGTAGAAGTGGCCGTCGGCGCAGCCTGCGTTCCGGCAGCGGCCACCGCCGCGGCGCCCGGTGCCGTGGCACTTCGGGCAGGCCTCGGCCTTGCCGGTCCCGTCGCACGGCTCGCACTTGGCGCCGGCGGCGAGGACCCGCTTCATGAGCGAGTAGGTCCGGGATGCCCGACCGTGGGCGTCGCGATCGCGGAATCCCGGCGCCTCGGCCTCCAGCTCGGCGAGGATCTCGTCCCAGGCGTCGACCAGTCGAGCCCACTCGCGGCTGACGTCCCGCATCGTCGGGAACGTCAGGCCAGCCACCGGGACGGCCTCAAGGAGCAGGACGCAGCGGCGGAAGTCCGCAGGGTCGTGCGGGTGGTCGCCGTGGCCCCAGCGGCTGATGGCGCTGCCGGTCAGGTGGGTAACGATCGCCTCGGATGACAGGCCGCGCTCACCGAAGGCCAGCCAGTTCGTGAACCACGTGAGCGGCAGTAGAGCGGTGGTGGTCATCGCTGCACCGCCTTCGAGTGGCGCGGCGTATACCGCTGGCCGAAGAGGCGGGCGATGTCGTCACGCAGCTGACCCCGGACTGCCGCGAGGTAGGAGTCGTCACGGTGGCTGCCGACGTGGGTGAGCTTGCGGAACGCCTCGCGGAAGGACTCGATCCCGGCGCGGACCTTGACGTCGACGCTGGTTGTCATCGGTTCCACCTGGCCTTCCGGCCGCGGCGGACCTTGCGGACCTTCGGCGAGGTGTACGGGCCGAACTTCGTGCTCTCGAACGCCGTCGCACGGCGGAGCAGGCCCTTCCGCTTCGGCTTCGGCAGCGGCCAGATGACGACCGGCTGCGACACCGGCGCGTCGAGGACGCGCTGCGGGGTGCTGTTGTGGTGTGCCATTCGCAGGTACCCTTCGTGTTGAGTGAGTAGCCCGATTCCCGTGCGGTCCAATGCGAGGGGGTCGGGCTTCTTGCTTGCTGGGGTCAGTGCCGTCCGTCGGTGACGTCGAGTCGCGACAGCGCCGCCCACTGGTGGTCGTCCGGCACGAGGGGCCCGAACATCGCGTCGAGCAGCCGGTGCATCAGCGCTGTCATCAGGCGTCCGGGAACTTCTGGAGCCAGGCGTCGAGCTCGGTGCGGAAGAACTGGAGGGGCGCCTTCGGGTGCGTCCCCTTCTTCTTGGCCCTCAGCGGCGGCGGGAACGACGCCGGGTCGGTCGCCTTGAGCGCCCGCTTGATCGTCGACTCGGACTGCCGCGTGTAGGCCACGGCGTCGGCCATCGTGAGGACGGCCGGCTCGAGGGTGGTTCTGGTCATGCGGACCTCCGGGTTGGCTGACGGGCGACGACACGTCGCGCGTCGTGCGACACCGAGTCCATGAAGAGCGTGCCGGGGAGGACGCGGAGCGCCTCCTCGATGCGCTTGCCGACCTCGGGGGTGCAGGTGTTCCGCTCCCCGGAGACGAGCTGGTTGATGAACTGGCGGGAGCATCCGGCGAACCGACCCAGGCGGGCCTGGGTGAAGTCGCCGGCCTTCATGTAGTCGACGAGGAGCCCGCGGTCCTTGAGCTTCATCCATCGCCCCCTTGCTGAGCGTCTGCGTCGTCGTGCTTGCCGGTCCATCGTTGCCCCTCGCTTGTCTGGTTGTCAACCGCAATGCGACTAAAGATCGCACAGTGCTTGACATCAAGTCAAGCCCTATCGGCTCAACGACTGAGCACGGCTGCTGCGAGAGCGGGCAAGCGCGTCAGACCTTCTGCTTGACACGAATCGTCTCCGCGAGTCGCTAGGCTGCTTGACACGAACGATTCGGGGGAGTGGCGCCCCGACGACCCGCCCTAGGACCCTCACCTCATGCACGCATTCCGCCGGTACCTCCGGGACGGCCTGGACGCCCGCAAGTGGCTCCCGGCTGACTTCGCGCGTGCATCGAAGTTGAGCCGCCAGCTCGTCTCGCAGCTGCTGACGGACGACAGGGACGTCCTGCCGTCCGTTCCCAAGCGCGAGACGATCCTCGGGGTCGCCAAGGCCTTCGGCACCAACGAGTCCCACGTCATGACGTACGTCTTCGAGGCCATGGGCTACTCCATCGCCGACGTCCGTGCTGGCGTGGACCTCGCCACTGTGCCGAGCCGGGCCCTCCTCGAGGCGTTGGCTGCACGACTTCCTGACGAGGAAGGGCCCAGCCATGGAACCCCCACCAGCCAGCCGGACATGACGCTCACCAACGAGGAGGGCGACACGGTCATCCTCGAAGCGAAGTCGCCCTCCTTGGAGTCGCTGGACTCCGCCATGCGGCAACTGGCCGAGGCTGAGGGGCCGCTCCGCAGAGCCCTGGACACGCACCCCGAGCCAGTCACCAAGCTGCTCATCTGGGGTGTCGAGAGCCTGACGATCAAGGAGCGTGAGCAGCTCGTCGAGCTGTTGCCAGACCACGCGATCGAGCTGCTCAACCACTCGGCTGCCACCGGCTATGCCCTGGCGGCGCGCCGCGGGGAGATCGAGCCGTCCGAGGCCGACGCCCCGTCCTGATCTGCGGCGTTGTCAGTCGTGCCGCATACGGTCGCCGGACAATGTCGAACTACCACCCATGGCGGGTGTTGCGGGGGATGGCCGACTGGACCCTGCACATCGTGAGCCTGCCGCCCGGACTCCTCGGCGTCACCGACCACGGATCCCGCACGATCCTTGTGGCCGCCGGCCAGACGCAGAGACAACGCCGCTGCACGGTGGCTCACGAGATCGCGCACGCCGAGCGCGCCCCGTTCCCGGGCGAACACTCCGGCCACGAGGAGCGGATCGTCAACCAGCTGGCGGCGCGGCGCCTGATCCCCTTCGACGCCCTGCTCGACGCCTGCCGGTGGGCGCACAACCTGCACGAGCTCGCGGACGAGTTGTGGGTTGACGAGGCGACCGTCAGGGTACGTCTGGAGCACCTACACCCATCCGAAAGGATCAAGCTGAAGGAGGTCCTCGATGACCGACACTGACCGCGCGATGCTGGACTTCGAGCACCGCTGGTGGAAGTACGCCGGCGCGAAGGAACAGGCGATCCGTGACACCTTCGGCATGGGAGCGACCCACTACTACCAGCGGCTCAACCGGCTGCTCGACAGTCCCGAGGCGCTGGCGCACGACCCGGTGACGGTCAATCGCTTGCGCCGCCTCCGGACGTCGCGCCAGCGGACTCGGTCTGTGCGTCGCTCGGCGTGAGCTTGAGGCGCCCGGCCACCCGGTCGAGCGCACTGCGCATCATCTCCGTGCGGACGGTCTGGTAGCCACGCGTCGTCACGATCGAGCTGTGGCCCATGATCTGCTTCGCCACCTCCGGGTCGATGCCGGCCTCGAGGAGCAGCGACGCCGTCGTGTGCCGCGCCTCGTGGAGGGTGTAGCGGCGACCGCTCGGGTGGGCGATGCCGGCGCGCTCCTGCAGCTCGTTCCACCGCTGGCGGTCCTCCGGGGCCCGGTAGGGCTTCTGCACCACGCGCCCGTAGCGGGAGTCGGTGTCGGTCCACACGAGGCCCCAGGGGTTCTCCGGGGCGACGGCGCGCCAGGACGCCATCGCGGCGGCCAGCCACGGCACCATCGGCACGACGTGGCGGCGGTTCTTGGGCCGGACCAGGTGGTAGGCGCCGGTCAGGTGCCTGGCCTCGTAGCCGTCGGGCACCCGGAAGCCATGACCGCGGTCCTTGGGGTCGAGGTAGGGGAGTGGCTGCAGCTGCCACGAGATGTCGAGGGCGTCGTCGCCGACGCAGTCCCACGTGAGGCCGAGGCACTCGCCCTGCCGCATCCCGTTCAGGAGGGCGGCGACCCACCGGGCAGCATCCGGCTCGCCGGAGATGACCTCGAGCAGCTTCAGTGCCTGGTCGAGCGGGATGCCCTCGCGGTCGGACGTGCCGCGGCTGGGCGCGTCGACGAGCAGGACGCGCTGGGGGACTGCGTGGCCCTCGACGGTCGCAGCGCGCAGCAGCGCCATGAGCTGCCAGTGGGCGTTGCGCAGCGTCGACTGGGACAGGCCGGCCTTGCGCACGTGCACGTGCACCGCCCGGACGTCGCCGGGGTTGAGCTCGTCGAGCCGTCGGTGGCCGATCGCCGGGACGATGTGGGCGTTGACGGCGCCGGCGCACGAGCCGTACGCCTTCGGGCGCAGGACCGTGGCCCGGCTGGGGAGCCAGATGTCCGCCCAGCCCTTCACCGTCTGGCGCGACGTGCCCACGCCGGGCAGGCCCTCGGCTGCGATCTGCCGCTGCTTCTCGATGAGCCGACGCTTCGCCTCGGCCTCGGTGGTGGCGCTCACCGTGATGACGCGCCGCGTGTTGTTGGCAGTCCACCCGGCCTGGATCTTGCCGATCCAGCGGCCGTCGCTGGCCCGCTTGAACACCGACCCGGTGCCGTACTGGCGGCGACGTCGCTTGGGGCTCCTTGCCTGTACCAATCTCTTCACCTATTCTGTGACCGTTCGACGAACGATCGACGAACTATAAAACCGCAGGTCAGAGGCTGTTTCGCTGGTACAGATTCTACCCGACTCGCCGTCTTGTAAACAGGGGGTTGTGGGTTCGAGTCCCATCGCCGGCTCGGAGTAGAAACAGCCGCTGACCTGCACTAACAGTGCAGGAGCCCACCGTGGCACAGGCGGCCAGGACGGTCAAGCGTCACCAATCCCGTCACCGATCCACTCTCGGATCCTTCCTCGCGACGCTGCCGCTGACGCTCGCGCTCGCGGCCGCCGGGACGTTGGGCACCGCGGCGGGCGAGCTCACGATGTCGGGCACCTGCGCTGCCGCGTGGTGCCAGGACCACCGCGGGGGTCCGGCGGCCAACGCCGACACGCTCGCCCTCGTCCGTGAGCAGCTGCCGGCGCTCGGCTGTGACACCCGCCGTCGCCTGTCCCGGGACGTCGCCGTCGTCCCCGACCCGGGGAGCCGCATCGTCTTCGACAAGACGGTTGTGCGGACCATGTCCTTCGACGAGGGCTGGCGCCGCGGCCAGGCCCACCAGGTGATCGTGGTGGGCTGGTGCGACTGATGCGCTGGCTCCTCGACCAGGTCCGCTGGCACGGTCCGGGCCACGCGCGTCGCGTCAGGAGGCGGATGAAGCGCCGGGGTCTGCTGCAGGCGGGAGCTCGTACGGCCCATCCTTCTCGATCGGCGTGACGGTTCCGTAGCGAGTCATGCGGACCAGGTGGAAGTCGATGCCATTGATGCGGCAGCCGACCCCGCGGCCGCCCTCGAGGTGCCAGCCGTCGGCCAGCAGGGCCTCGAGCGCCACGTCCAGGTCGCTGGCGGGGTTGAGCATGAACGTGTGGTGGATGGGCCGGGCGACCATGCGCTCAGACTAGGCACCTCCGCCGACAGTCGTGGCGAATCTGAAATCTGTCTAGTCTGGGGTTGACTTGATCGTCTAGGGTGGGCTAGACTAAGGTCATGACGCAGAGGCGGGAGATCATCAAGCGGATCAACAAGGCCGCACGCGCCGCCGAGGTTGAGTGGGACGTCCTGCGCGAAGGGGCCAACCACACGGTCTACACCCTCGACGGCCTGCGCATCCCGATCCCGCGCCACCGCGACATAGCCGAGGGAACCACCGAGGCGATCTACAAAGAGTGCGAGCCCAAGTTGGGGAAGGACTGGTGGAGGCAGTGAGCGACCAGTACACCGCCATCGTGGAGCGTGACCAGCCGTTCTGGAAGGTCACCGTTCCCGAGATCGATCGCGTCACCCAGGCTCGTCACCTGCGCGAGGTGGACGCGATGACGCGCGAGCTCATCTCACTCATGGAGGACATCCCTGAGGACTCCTTCGGGCTGACCGTGCAGATCCTGCTCCCCCCGGGGGTACGGGCCCATCTCGACCGCGCCGAGGAGCTCCGCCGCCAGGCGGCCGAGGCAAACCACTCCGCGGCCGAGGAGTCCAGGGAGGCGGTCCGCCAGCTGCGGGAGCTTGGCCTCACCGTGCGAGACGTCGGGGACGCCATCGGGGTGTCCCACCAGCGGGCGCACCAGCTCGTCACGAGCTGAAAGACCAGACCCAGACACGACAGAACGCCCCCGCCCTCACGAGGAGGGCGGGGGCGTCTGCTGGACCTTCAGGGGGTCCGGGGTGAGGCTACTGGTTGCGGATCTTCACGCGGACCGTCTTGTCCGCCTGGCGGCCTTGGCTGGTGGTGATGTGGTTGACGACGTCGTAGTCCTCGCCGAGCGTGCCGCCGGACAGCCAGACGGTTGTGGTCGTGGTCGTCTTCGAGTCCGTGCCCTTGCTGAGGCCGGTCGGCACAGACCAGGTGGAGACGGTCACCGTCTCGCCGGCCGCGAGGTACCCAGTGCCGTCGGCGGCGCTGGCGGCGGAGCGGTTCCAGTCGACGGAGAAGTCGGTTACCTCGTCCGGGTCCTTGAGTGGCACGGTTCCTCCTAGGCGTAGACGAGTCGGTCGGCCGGCGTGGTGTAGGCGACCCGGGCGCTGGGCGTCGTGTAGACGGTCCGGTCGAACTCGGTCGACGTGATCCGGTCGAGCTCGGGCGTGGTGTAGACGATGCTGGCGCGCGGGGAGGTGAAGACGGTGCGAGCCGCGGGAGTCGGCGCCGCGGGGTCGAAAATCTGCCCTCGCACGGCCGTGAGGGAGCCGGCTCCGCTGAGGGACGCCAGGCCCCCGGCGCCGGGCACGGTCAGGGTGGCGAGCGTGCCGAGGCCGTCGAGCTGCGCCAGCCCGGCGAGGCGAGCGATGGGGGCGACGGTGAGGGTGCCCGCCCCGGTGAAGCCAGCGGCGCCCGGCGCGCTCGGGCGACCGGTGGCGGCGAGCGCGCCCGAACCCGTCAGGGCCGCGCCGGCGGCCGCACCGGGGCGCGTGGTGGCGGCAAGCGTGCCGGTCCCGGACAGCGCTGCTCCGGCGGAGACGCCTGGCGTCGGCGCGGTGGTGAGGGTCCCGGCGCCGGTGAGGTTGGCGGTGCTTTGTCCGGCGCTGCCGGAGCTCACGGTCAGGACGCCGGTGCCGGTGAGTGCGGCGGCGCCGGAGGTTCCCGGACGGGCGGTCGCGGTGAGGGTGCCTGTGCCGCTCAGGGCGGCTGCCGCGGTGCCCGCCGGGGTGCCGGCCGCCGTGAGGGTGCCAGTGCCGGTGAGGCCGGCTGCGCTGGCCGTCGACGGGCGCGCGTTCGCTGTCAGGCTGCCGGAGCCGCTGAGCGACGCTGAGCCGGTGGCGGCCACGATGGTGGCCGTGGTGAGCGCCCCGCTGCCGCTGAGCGTGGCCGCGACCGCGGGCGCTGGGGTGCCGCCGGCACCGAGTGACCCGGACCCGGTGAGGGTGGCGGTGCCGAGGTACACGGCGGCCCCGCTCGCGGTCAGGGTGCCCGACCCGGACAGGGCGGCCGGGCCGGTGGTCCCGGATGTGCCGGTCGCCGCGAGCGCGCCGGACCCGGTGAGACCAGCCGCGGCCGCGGCGCTCGGCGTCCCCGCCGCGGTCAGGGACCCCGCGCCGGCGAGCGCTGCTGTGCCTCCCGCGGCCGGGGTCCCGCCGGCGGTGAGGGTGCCCGAACCGGTCAGCGCGGCGGTGTCGCTGAAGGCGGACCCGGCGGTGGCGTTCTCGCCGAGCAGGGAGCCTGACCCGTCCTCGAGCAGGAGCCGGCTGGTGCCGTCCTCCTGGACGACGTAGCCGGTGTCGACGGGCGCAGTGATGGACCCTTGGATCTCGACGACGAGGATGGTGAAGGGGCCCGTGCCCGACCCGCCGATGCCGTATGAGGTCGAGCTCGTGGAGGTCTGGTCGTCGAGGAGGTCGACGTAGTAGCTGTAGTTCGTCCCGACCGCGGCAGACTGCGGCAGCGCCGACGGACCGGGGGTGGAGGCGGTGTGCGTGGTGGGAGCAGGCGTTGGCGCAACGACGGCGGCAGCAGACCAGTCGCCGACCGCCCAGGCGATCGCCGAGTCCGCCTGGCTCGCCGTGTAGGCCACCGTCCGGCCGGAGCCCAAGCCGATGGTCGACCGGGCGGCGGTCGGCTTGACCGCGTTCCTGTGGACGAGGAACAGGGCGGTGGCGTTGCCGGTGACGCCGGCGCTGGAGGTGACCGTGACGGTCCCGGTGCCGGTGCCAGTGACGTCGAACGTCCAGGCCCCGCCCTGGCAGTCGGACGCGGCGGCGTGCAGCTGCAGCTGGGTGACGCCGCCGTTGGTCAGGGTGGTCGTGCACGAGGCGAAGGTGTTGCCTGAGGCGGACCCCTCGCCGACGGCCAGCACGGTGACGACGTCGCCAGCCTGCACGCTGAGGGTTGGGCTGGTGCGGGAGTTGCCGGTGCCCGAGACGACGGATGCGGCGATGAGGTCCGGGGGAGTCGGCATGCCAGCTCCCTCAGGTCAGGTTGAGCATGTCAGCCTGGATGGTGGTCAGCGTCCAGGCGGCGCCGGTCCCCGTGTTGAGCGACACCCCGAGCGTGGCGGTGGCCGCGGCCGCGGAGTTGAACGCGGCCGACGTCGCCGCCACCCGGGCGAACGCGGCGGTCGTGTTCAGGCCGGTCGTCGCGAGCTGGTGCCAGAACGACAGGGACGCGGCCACGACGGCCGAGGCGCCGACGACGCGGAAGTTCACGAGCAGCTCGAAGAACCCGACGTCCGCCACCGCGGTCTGCCCGCCGAGGGCCAGCGCCGCGAGCGAGGCGTCGGCGGTGGTGCCGGCTGTGCCGAAGCGCACGTTGAAGGTGGCCGCGGCAGTGCCGGCCGCCGTCTTCGAGATGTCGCCGCGCAGCCGGTAGAACGATCCGGCCTGCAGGCGGGAGGTGGTGATGGCGAGCCCGCTGCCGGACAGATAGGTGTCCGTCGCGGCGGCGGGCGCCACGGCGGCCGTGTTCGCTCCGCTGACCGGCTCGCAGTAGGCGTTGACCTGGGACAGCGACAGGCGCTTGGTGGTGCCGCCGTCGTTGACCGGGATCTGCTGCGACCCGGCGGGGGTGGTGACCGCCGTGAGCGCGCTGATCTTGGAGTCGGCCACAGCCGCGTCAGCTCTGGGTGTAGGTGTAGGTCACCTGGTAGGTGCCCTGCGAGCTGAAGGCCTGCGACGTCACCGAGGTCCCGTCGAGGTAGGTGCCGGCGGTGATGGCGTTGTGCACCTGGGCGCCGACGATCGTGGTGCCGGACGGGATGTCGAAGGTGGCGGTGGCGGTGCCGCCGTTGCCGGCGCTCCACGACAGCGCCTTGCGCGCGTAGGCGGGCGACCCACCGGTCGGCTCGGTGCCTGCGGTGGCACCCGGGGCGGTGGTGGAGACGGATCCGTGGGTGGCGTTGGTGTGGTAGGCGTTGGCGAGGTTGTCGCGCATCGCTGCGGTCTGGACGGCCATGGGTCAGTCCTCCTGGGTGGCGTCGAAGACGGTGCCGTCGGGGGCCACGGTCTGGCCGTGGTAGCCGCCGGGTCCGGCGTCGGGGTCGTCGGACACCTCGACGAACTGCCAGCGGGTGCGGGCGTCGGCGAGGTAGGCGTCCAGGTGGTCGGGGCGCACATAGTCGGTGGCCTCGTGGGTGGCGGTCGTCTTGCCGTCGGGCAGGAGGAACGCGCTGCGCATAGTGACCTTGCGCTTGGTGACGCGGGGGTCGGTCTTCTGGGCCATGGCCAGTGCTCCTAGGGCTTCGTGCTGAGCGCGCGTCGGGCGGCGCGCGCGGGGTCGATGAGGACGCCGACGGCGAAGAGCAGGAGGCCGGCGGCGATGGCGAGGGTGCAGGCGCCGAGGATCAGGAGGTCGTCACCGGTGGTGGGCATGTCAGCCTCCGATCCCGCCGGGGTAGCCGTTGGCCTTGATGAAGGCGGCGACGTCGTCGTTGAGGCATGCGCCGTCGGCGGCGGTGATCCGGCCGACGTGCCGGCTGAGGGTGAGCAGGTCGACGTCGGACCGGGGGGTGCGGAAGGTCTCGAGAAGGAAGGGCCAGTCCGTGCCGTCGCCGTGCTGGGCGACCCACGCGGTGACGAAGCCGCGGCACTCGGGGCCGCCGGTCTGGGCGAGCTCGGGGGCGAAGACGTCCTTTAGCCGGGTCCACCAGCGGGAGTCGTCCTCGTCGCCACGGTCGACCAACAGGTGCACGGTGTCGCCGTCGTGGACCTCGAGCACCTTCACCCGCCACAGGGCGGGGGTCGGGTAGCGCACGGTCAGTCGCGCAGGTGCGCGGAGCCGGTGAAGCGCGGGCCGGGGTCGTCGAGCGGGACGGTCTCCACCGGCGTGCCCTCGGGAAGGAGCGACTCGGGAGCGGCGACCTCACCGGTGGGCGACAGCGGCTCCTTGCGCGCCGTGGCGGCATACGTGGGCGGCTTCGGCAGGCCGAGGAGCCAGCCCCACGCCTGGCGGCCGCGGGTCTCGAGGATCCGCACGAGCGCGTAGTAGACCGCGGAGACGCCGGCGGCCACGAGGGTGGTTACCTCCGGGGAGGGCTTCCAGTCGATGCCGCGCCGCGCGAGCAGCGTCACCAGGGCGCCGACGACGTAGGGCGTGACGGTGCGGACGACAGAGGGCGCGAGGTCGCGCAGCTTGCTCAGCATGGGGGCTCCTCAGAACTTGCCGGTGTTGAGGCGGCGCTGCAGCGCCTTGATGGTGATGGGGCCGCGGACGCCGTCAGCGGTCACGCCGAGCCGGCGCTGGATCGCGCGCCAGGTGACCGGCCCGAGGACTCCGTCCTGGGCGACCCCGACGACGCGCTGCACGGCCCGCACGAGCTGCGACGGCCGGGAGATGACGCCGTCGACGGTGGTGCCCACGACCTGCTGCCAGCGCGCGATCGTGCGCGCGCCGGCGACGCCATCGACGACCAGCGCCTTCGTGACGGGCTTGGCGGGCGGGGTCGTGATCTTCACGACCGCCGGCGGAACCTGCCCAGCCTTGACCGCGACGGAGGCGACGAACGCGCCCGCGGGGAAGGAGGTGCCGGGGTCGGTGTGGTTCGAGCGCTTGAACACGCGCGACACCTGCGCGTGGGTGGTGATGCCGCGGGTGACACCGTCAGCCAGCTGCGCGTCGGTGAGCAGCCGCGCCGGGATGGACCAGAGCCTGCACCACGCGGCGACCTCGTCACTGGCCCGGGCGAGCAGCGCCTTGGAGTAGTCGTCAGCCCAGCCGGCGGTGTCCTGCGAGGCGCGGCCGGCCATCTCGATCTGCAGTCCATCGGCGTTTGCGCCCGGGGCTGCCCACGCCGTGTCGGCGTCCGCGACGCAACGCACCGTGGAGTCGTTGTCGACGCAGAGGTGCGCCGATGCCTGGGTGGTCGGCCGGGCAAAGTAGTTCGCCACCGCCTCGGCCATGTTGGAGGTCTCGTCGGTCTCCATGGTGTGCAGGACGATGACGCGGATGGGTGCAGCCCGGCCGATGTACCGGTTCGGGGACAGGACGGTGATGGTCACTGCAGGCTCCTCAGGCGGTCAGGACGGTGGCGTCGCCGGAGTCGACGAGCAGGGCGGAGAGGTCGGCGTAGGTGAGCCGGTAGTGGCCGCGCAGGCCCCAGCCGATGCCCCACGAGTTGCGGACCAGGACGGAGCGGGTCGCGTCGTCGGCGCGGATGAGGGTCTCGTGGCCGCCTACGACGTTGCCGTCCGGGTGAACGAAGCCCTTGGAGTCAGGCGTGAACATCGACTGGTGCCAAGAGATCCCGAGCAGCACCGGCGCCAGCTGCAGCGCGGCCAGGACGTGGTCGAGGCCGAAGCAGTGCTGCCACGACGTGATGTGGCCGCCGTTGCGCAGGAACTTCGCCACGCTGTTGGCGTCGGTCCCTGTGTCCTCAGGCGGGTAGGAGCCGGGGTAGCCGTCGAGCTGCGTCGCGCCGGAGTAGAAGCCGACCGCGTCGCCCTCGTTACACAGCCGCGTGCGCAGCCGGTGCACCGGTTTGGTGTTGAGCGCGTGCGCGGCCGCGTTCCCGACGCAGGAGCCGAGGTTGCCCTGGTCGAGCACGGGCCCGTAGGTCCGGTGCGACACGGGGCGGTGCTCGGCAGTGGTGGCGGCGGGGTGTGCGAGTGACCGCGGGTCGTGGTTGACCCTGCGGCCCAGTGCGTGCGTCATTCCATGACCTCCCGGTCCAGCGTGTTGATGAGGTGGTCGAGCTCCTCGACGACGGCCCACAGGGCTTGCGCCGCCTCGGCCCGGCCTTGCGAGTGGAGCTCGAAGGCGCGGTCGTGGAGCCGGCGGCGCATCGAGCGGAGGGCGGCGAGGACGAGGTTCACAGGTCAGGCGTGGCCGTCGTGCAGGGACTTCAGGTCCTCGGACACGCGGGCGAGCTCGTCCGACACCTCCGAGACCCGGTGCTGCAGCTGCTGCACCTTCTCCTCGAGCTCGCGGATGCGCTGGTCCTTCGCAGCGGACAGGGCGCGCTCCGCCTCGAGCTGCTCGGCGAGGTGCTCGATGGTGCGCTGGTTGCTGTTGCGCTCCATGTCGAAGGCGCGCTGTAGGGCGGCGACCTCGGCCTCGAGGGTGACGACGCTGGAGGTGCGGACTCGCAGCGGCACCTCCGCCTCGTCGACCTCGGCGTCGGCCTCGGCCGCCCGGGCCTCGGCGTTGTTCTTGCGCCGCTCCTTGACCAGGTACATGAGCACGCCGGGCAGACCGACGATGACGGAGATCCGGGCGACCCAGTCCAGGACGTCGCTGCCGCTCACGAGTCGCTCCCGACGGTTGCGTTGGTGGCTGACGAGACGAGCAGGCGCACCACCTTGGTCGCGGCGATGGCGACGAACAGCCAGCCGATGATCTGCGCCCGGGCACCGCCGACGCTGAACAAGGCGGAGGCGTAGGTGATGCAGCCGATGGCGGTGAGCATGAGCCCGGCCCGCTCGACAGTGCGGTACCCGCGCCACATGCCCAGCAGGACGAGCACGGCCCCGATCATGAGGGTGACGGACCACAGGACGAGCAGCGGCAGGGGCAGGACATCGGCGATGGTGCCGGGCTCCTCGATCGCGAGCAGGGACAGCAGCCCGACGGTGCCGGTGGCGATGTTGAGCATGACGCGCTCGGTGTCGCGGACCAGCATCCCTGGCAGGTGGCGTGTGATGCCCTGTGCGAGCCGCTGGCCGCGGCTCGGGCTTGGGTTGGGGGTCAAGGGTGGCCTCCCTGCGAGGTCGAGTGGTTGTGCCGTGCGACGAACGGCGGCGTGAGAGGATGCCCCGCTATGGGGACACGTGCGATGAATGCGGGCCTTGTCGCGCTCGCACTGGCTACGGCCGGTCTGGTCGGTGCCGCGATGAAGGTCAGCACCGCGGGGCCGCCGGCCGGGCAGTCGACGTACACCGCGGCCGCCCTCCCCACGGCCACGGCCACCCCGCCGACGAGCCTCGCCCAGGCGCGCGCCGTACTCGACCGCGAAGACGACCTGGTCATCGGGGTACTCGGGGACTCCACCGGCAACGACGGCAACGAGTGGGTCCACCTCGTCAGCCAAGAGCTCGGCCAGTCCCGGCAGGTCAGCGTGCACACGTGGGACGACAAGGCCGGCGAGTACCCCGAGTCGTTCCGCACCTACGGCGACACCGGGCCGCAGGCCGAGGTGTGGAACTTCTCCGCGCCCGGCCGGTCCGCGGCGTACCCGGCCGACAAGATGGCCAAGGCGCTGCCGCGCAAGCCCGACCTGTTGCTCATCAACTTCGGCCACAACAACATGTCGACCAACGTCGGCGTCGAGCTCACCGCGCTGCGTCAGGCGGTCGAGGAGAAGTGGGGCACCGGCATCGTGACCGTGGTCATGGTGCAGAACCCTGAGAAGGGGGCTCGCGAGGAAGACCAGGCGGCGGTGCGCGGCTTCGTGAAGAAGTGGGCGAACCACAACCGGCTGGCCTACGTCGACGTGGCGACTGCCTTCACGAAGAGAGGCGACTTCTCCTCGCTCATGCTCGACGACATCCACCCGAACCCCAAGGGGTCGCAGCTGTGGGCGGACACCGTCGTGAAGGCCCTGCAGATCAACTAGGTGCCGTGGACGCTGATCGCCGGGTAGCGGGCAGCGCGGGTGTTGCCGACCGTGAGGCTCGCGGGCAGCGGGAACGACGACGCGACGGACTTCGCCAGGTACTGCCCGGTGACGCTCTTGACCTGGTCGGTGAACGACTCCGCCTGACCCCGGAACAGGCCGGTGGTGTTGTCGGGAACGAACGCGATGAAGTACTGCGTGCCCGCTGTCATGGCCACGCCCGGGCTCACCGTCTCGACGACCCGCGTTGAGGCCGCCGGCCATGCGGTGGACCCCTTCGACCACAGCCGGGTGCCGGCCGCGCTGTAGATGCCGATGTCGTAGTTCCCCGAGGGAGTGGCTCCGGTCATCCACGCCAGGGACGTGACGGTGACGTCGCGGTGGGGGCGGAACTCCGTGAGGATCGCGGCGTTCGCGATGGTTCCGGCGACCGACCCGGATGAGCCCCACAGGAAGGGGCCGAACGACCCGAACGTCGACATGAAGTCGATCTGCCCGGCCACGACGCCGGCGGGGCCCTGCACGCCGCGGGCGCCGTTCGCGGCTCGGCGGGGCAGCTTGCCCAAGGACACCGAGACGATGTCGTACGTCGCCTGCCCGCCACCGCCGGCGGAGTCGCCGTAGAGGACGACCCTGGCGTAGGTCGCGGCCGGGTCGATGTACCGGTTGAGGAAGATCCACCGGTAGGCGCCGCGGCCGTACGCCTCGGCCTGGCTGGTGGTGTTGCCGAGGGAGTCGATGATGGCGATGCGGCCTGCAGTGTTGGCCTGCGAGGCGCCGACGTACACGCGTGCGAGCAGCGAGATCCACTTGCCCTTGACCCGGGAGATGGGCAGGTCGCCGCGCAGGTAGTCGCCGGCGGCCACGGAAGTGACGGTGACGGCGTAGCCGTTCGCGGACTCGTAGTTCGAGGTGTCCTTGGTCGCGGTCGGGGTGCCGTTGGCCACCCACCCGGTGGGGATGGCGCCGGCGAAGTCGGCGAAGTCGCCGTTGGTGAGCAGCTGCTCGCCACCCGCGGTGATGGTCGACGGCTGCTGCGGCCGCGGGGCCATGCTGCGCTGGTAGGCGAACGCCGGGTGGATGCTGTCAGCCCAGAACTGGGACCCGGTCGGGTTCGGATGGATGCCGTCGACCGCGATCAGCGCGCTCTGCCATGACGGGTAGGTCAGGAACGCCTGGGTGATGTCGACGAAGCCGTACCCGCGGCTGCCGGCGTACTCGCGGTACACCTCCGTGCGCTGCTGCTGGTAGGTGTTCGCCGTCTCCGGGTTCTGCGCCACCAGCATGATGCTGCTGAAGGGCAGGGCCTCGGCGACGGCCTCGACGAAGCCGGCGTACTGCGGGTGCCAGAGGTAGTCGATCGAGCCCTCGTTGTGCCCGAGGCTGATGACCGTGAGCACCGGGTTGAGGGTCGAGAAGTAGGCGAACTTGGTGCCGGTGAAGAACCTCGTGGTGGCGCCGGCCACCGAGCAGTTCCAGATGTGCAAGGTGCGCGAGCCGGTGCCGGTCTGGATGGTGACGGCGGCGTCGTAGGAGCCGGTCGTGTCATTGATGAGGTGGTACTGCACCGACAGGGCCGGATAGTCGGCGGCGAGCTGCCCGCTGAGCAGGTAGATCCACTCGCTGGCCTCGTTGCCGGTCGAGTCGCCGATGAACAGGGCGTGCACGTCACCGGTGCCATGGTCGAGCTGGGCCATGAGGCGTTGCGTCGAGTCGATGCCGGCGCGCGCGTACGTGGCGTCGAGCTGCTTCCTCGAGGCGGACGTCGGCGTCGCGACCAGGGCGGCGAGGGAGTTGTCGCTGAGCCCAGAGCCGTCGCGCACGCCGACGCGCATGCGGCGGGAGCCGTCCTGCCGGTCGAGCCACAGGTAGTCGACGGTGTCGGCGTCGGCCTGGAACTCGATGAGGCCGAGGTCTGGGCCGGAGGAGATGGGCGACACGGTGGTGACTGGGTTGCCGGCGGTGTCCTTCAGCGGGGGCTGCGTGGAGCCCGTGCGGGTCGTGTAGACCTTCAGGACTGGTGCGGCTGTGACGTTGCCGGACGCGTCGGTGGCGACGACGTCGGGGGTGCCGCCGAAGGTGCGGTACGTCACGCCGGTGCTCCTGTCGGTATGGCGCACGGGCAGTCGCCGGCGCGGTGGTTGCGGACGTCGTCCGGGGCGATGCGCTGCCCGACGTCGGTGAGGGCGGACGCGATGGCCTGCGACGGGTTGGTCGTGTCGGCCATGGCGGCGTCGAGGGTGGCCTGGTCGTTCGCGGTGAGCGCTGCCCGGACCTCGGCGAAGGGGCAGTGCCCGGCGAGGATGGTGCGCGCTGCCGCGAGGGTGTCGGTCAGCGGCACGTCAGAGCATCCAGAGGCCGAGGACGGAGAAGGCGTCGCCTGCGCCGAAGCCGATCTCGGTCGACGCCATGACGATGGAGGCGTTCTGCTGGTACCCGGTCCAGCCGCCACCCGAAGGACCGCCCCCCACAGGTCCCGCCTGGGACCCGGTGACCTGGTAGGCCGGTGGGACGTTGATGATCGTGGTGTTCGCGACGTTCCCGGCGCTGATGGCGTTGTTGGTGACGATGCTGAGGAAGACCTGGACGAAGCCGAGGCGGCGGCGGACCTTGCCCGTCAGCGTCTGGAACCCGGAGGCGGCGCTGAACCCTGCGGTAGTGGCGTCGACCCAGCCCGTGTCATCGGTGCCGTCGAACAGGGTGACCCAGTCCGTGGCGGCGGTGCCGGTGGTGTCGACCTTGAGCCACACCTTCTGCCCGGCTGCGACGATGACCCCCGCCGGGGTGGCGGTGCCGCCGAGGCGGGCGTCGCGGTCGGCCGCGTCGACGGCGCGCAGGACGGGCGTCGCCTTGCCGGATGCGCCGGCGAGGGCGGTGACGAGCGCCATCAGCGATGCCGCGCCCGCAGGCGCCTCGATGTTGCTGGGGTACGGCAGGCCGGTGATGGTGTCGGTGGGCACGAGTCCTCCTAGTTGAAGGTGATGGTCAGCTGGCCGCAGGAGCCGGTGAAGATCAGGTACTGCGAGCCGACGCCGGCGAAGACGCCGATGCCTCCTGCCGACCCGGACGCCAGCGCCGACCGCCATGAGGCCGGGACAGTGAACGTGCCGGACGAGCCGAGGCCCAGCGCCGGCCCGGGCAGTGGGCCGTCACCCAGCGACGGCGGGGACCCGCCCGCCGACGACGCCGACAGCAGGTACAGCTGCGGCCGCACGGCGCTGTACGAGCCGTGCCTGGTCGAGGTGCGCGCCAGGCGCAGCTTCATCGACGCGACCGACTTGCCGGCGCACGCCGCGGAGACGCTGGAGCCGTAGAACCAGGCGCCGGTGTACGGGTGCGGGTAGTACGACCACGCGCCCTGCGTGGGCGCCTGGCCGGAGTCCCGGGCGCCGTCACGCCACGCGCCCTGCGACGTCGGGGCGAGGGTCACGTCGTCCGGGGTCGCGGCGGGGGAGGAGCCGCCACCGGCGGCGGTCTGGATGTACAGCTCGTTGGCCCGCACCCACGGGGTGCCCGTCACCCACCCGGACCCAGTGGGGGCGGACTCGCCCCAGCTGATGCGCGGCACCGTCGGGAGCAGCGTGCGCGGGGGAGCCCACTCGGAGCCGGCCTTGCCGATGACCTGCCACCCGGCCCGCCAGCGGGCGACGATGACGGTGTCGCCAGCCTGCCGGTCGAGGTAGGAATTCTGGCAGGGGACGGCCTCGTGGATGGTCTCGCCCTCGGCGAGGTTCACGGTGCCGTCGTCGCGGACGGAGTCGACGGTGTAGATCGCGAACTCGAGCTGCTGCCCGGGCTGGGTGAGGCGAGCGAGCTCCTGGCCGGCGTCGCTCACGAGCCCTCCTCGGACGTGGGCAGGCTGCTGGTGTCGCCGAGCAGGCGGGTGGTGCCCGCCCGGCAGTTGCCGGTCTGCTTCATCGTGGCCAGGTCGAGCTCGATGCGGTCGAGGATCGTGGGCGTCAGCCCGGACGGGTTCCGCGCGAGGACGACGTCGCCGACGTCGAGGGCGGGGTTGACCGCGGACTGCCAGTCGATCTGCTGCTGCAGGCCCAGCCCGGGCGCGAGGAGGGCGACGGCGGCCTCCGCGGCCTGGTCGTCGGTGGTGATGCGGGAGGACGTGTACCGGAACACCGACTGCCCGAACCCGCCGAGCAGCGGGTCGCCGCCGGCGTACGTGGGCGAGGTGGGGTCGTTGTCCTGGGCGATCGCGGGACCGACGGGTGCGGCGCCGGAGTCGGTGGACTCGCCGGTGACGACGACGACGTTGAAGGAGTCCTTGCGCGACAGGCGCTCGGAGGAGTCGATGAGCACCCCGCCGGGGCCCTGCTCGACGACCCACACCGGGTCGTCGGCGATGGTCGGCACGGGGGCGGCGACGAAGGAGCCGTTCCGGTCGCAGAACACGCGCCCGGCCAAGGCGCGGGCGATGGACGGGTCGTTCGTGGCACCGTCGATGACGGCCCACCGGGACAGGCCCGTGGCCAGGCGCGGCTGGATCGGGTCCGGCAGCCCCCACGACACGGAGGCGGAGGGGATGACCTCCCGGATCTGGGAGGCGACGATGTTCGAGCTGGAGTCCTGCGGCAGGATCCGCGGGGTCAGGTACTCGGCGTCGATGACCGCGGCCTCGAGGGAGGCGGCGTCGACGGTGACCTTGCCGCCGCGGATGCCGCGCACGGTCTCCTCGCACCGGTAGGTGCCCATGGGCACCCACTCGATGTCGTCGGGGGCGAACACCATCCCGACCTTGGCGCGCAGCAGCACCCCGAACGGGGTGAGGGCGCCGCGGCCGACGGTGACCCCGGAGATGGTGGCGTTGAGGGACCAGCGCGCCTGGTCGGTGGTGTCCTGGGCGACCCTGCCGGCGTGCAGAACGGCCGGCTGCCAGGTGCGGCCGTCCAGGGACCACTCGACGACGCGCGCCCACCGGGGTGTGCGGGACAGGGAGGCGAGGAAGCGGCGGGAGACGGGGTACACGCCTCAGGCTCCGAGCAGCGCGGTCCAGGACGCCTTGTCCGCCGCCACGGCCGTCCAGGAGGCGTAGTCCGCGGCGACGGTGTCCCACGACAGCCCCGGGATGACCAGGGGGGAGTCGATGGTGGCGGGGCGCTGGACCTCGGTGAGGGTGACGTTCCAGCGGCGGTACGCCCACCCGAAGCCGACCTCGGCCCCGGCCATGCGGTCGGCGGCGATGGTGCCGGTCGGCAGGGCGTACAGGTTGCGGGGGATGCCGGCGGCGTCGGCGCCCTGGTACAGGACGGGGCCGGCGGACAGCGCGGCGACGAGGGCGTCGTACTCCTCCGCGGTGTCGGTGCGGACCGCGACGGTGATGGTCAGCCCGGACGGGACGTCCCACGACCCGACCGGGAAGGGGGACCCGAGTGCGTCGTCGAGCTCGGTGCGCATGGTGCGGCCGCCCTCGTCCGCGCCGGCGAGCCGGGCGAGGAACGCGAGCTGGAGCGCGCCGAGGGGCTTGATCCACCCGGTGGACAGGTCGGCCGGCTCGGGCACGTCGAGGGTGGCCACAGCGGACGCGGTGCCGAGGCTGCCGTCGGCGAAGATCGGCACAGCGGTCCACGACGACGCGACACCGAGGGTGGGCTCTGGGTCATAGGCGACGGCGATGCCGCCGGGTGCCCACGCCGGGTCGCCGGAGCGGACCCGGTCGCCGTCGCGCAGGAACCGCACCTTCACCGGCGGGGTGCCGAGGCTGGAGAAGTCCGCCTTGAGCAGCACCCCGGCCCAGTCCGGGTGCAGCGTCGCCGTCAGTCGGCCGTCGCTCGAGGTGGCCGTGGCCGGCGGCGCCGGTGGCACGAACGACGGGTTGACGATGATCGGCAACGGTCAGCCCACCTTCCTGCGTGCGGATGCTGCGGCCGTGGCCACCCGGCCGTCGGCGCGGGCGTCGATGCGCGCCTCGAGGTAGTCGCCCGTGAAGGGGTTCTGCACGTACACGGTCGTGGCTCCGGCGATCAGGCTGCCGGAGGAGCCGACCCCCACCGGAGTGGCTGCACTCATGGACGAGCTGGCACCGGACAGCGATGCCTTCAGGGCGGCCTCGCGTGCGGAGAGGCTGGAGGAGGCGGCGAACTGCGACTGCAGGGCGCGTGCCTTGGCTGCTGACTGCGCGGCCTGGGCGGCGATGCCGGACGCGTCCTCAGACCCCATGCTCAGCAGGTCCAGCGCGAGGGTACGGAAGCCCATGCGCGTGAGCTTGTCGATGTTGTCGAGGAACGCCTTCGACGAGGTGTTCGTGCGACTGGTTGCGCTGATCGCGCGGTCGATGATCGGCCGGTGGTCAGCCGCGTACTCCTTCTCGACCGCGATGGCGTTCCTCGCAGCCGCCGTCGACGCCTGCCGGGCGGCGGCAAGCTTGCCCTCAGCGGCCGCCACCTTGCCCAGGAGCAGGCGCTGCCGGTCGAGGAGGTTCGCCCGCTCGGCGCCGGTGGCACCGCTGAGGCTGCGGCGCACGGCGCGCTGCTGCGCCTGGAGCGCGCGCAGGGCGTTGACCGCGGCCGTGACGGCGCGCGCCCGGGATCCGGCGGTGTTGCGCGCTGAGGTGAGGTCGTCCGAGGTGGTGACGTCGCGGATGATGCTGAGGATGGCTGAGAAGTCGACCTCGCCGCCGTCCGCGAACCCGACGGCGCCCCCCTTGGCAAACCTCAGGGCGCCACCCCGCACTAGGGCGCGAGCCCGGTACATGGCCTGCTGCCCACCCGCGGCCTGCACCTCGGCGGCGGTCCAGACGTGTTCACCGTTCGAGAGCAGGGCGGGAACGCTGTCGGACGTGCCCGTGCCCGGGCCCTCGACTCCGCCACCACCGGCGAACTGGCCGGCGTTGACCTTGGTGTTGCCGACCTTCACGGTTCCGACGGTGAGGGTGATGTGCTTGTCGTGCAGGTCCTTGAGGTACTGGCCGGCCTGCTGGAGTGCGGTGAGTCCGACGGTGCGGAAGGTGGCTGTGGTCGTCTTCGACGCCGGGATCTGCAGCACCTGGTCGGCGTACTTCTTGGCCTGCGCCTTGGTCATCCCGAACTGCATCGCGGCCTTGATGAGCCGGTCGCGGGAGGTGTCGAGGGTCTTCTGAAGGCTGCCCTGTGAGGCACCGTTGGCTTGGAGCGCACCGATCTGGTCGATGGCCGCCTTGGCCACGGCGTCGAGGGCGGCCTGGTTCTTGCGGCCCTTCTCGGTGTGGATGTCGAGAGTCTTGCCGTTGTCCTTGATCGACGAGGTGACCCCGTCGACGGCCTCCTCGAACGCGCGCGCGGCAGCCCGGGCGTCGAGGGCGGGGGAGTTGAGCCCGTTGAGGGCGTCGGCCCACGCCTTCGTCGAGTCGGCTGCGTCCTGCGCCGTCTTCGCCGCAGCCTCGGCCACCGGCGGCAGTCCCGACGTAGCATCGGCCGCGCCGGTCGCGGAGACAGCCGCACCGTCCAGCGCCTCCTGGTACTGCGGCAGCTGCGCCTTGAGCTGCTCCACGCTGAAGCCTGATGCCTGCGCCGCCGCCGCGAGAGAGGAGAACGCCTTCTGCGCGTCGTTGCTGCGACCGGACGACACCAGCTGGGACAGCGCCCCGTCGAGCTCAGTGAAGCGCTGACGCGCGAACTCCATGTCCGAGAGGTTCGAGCCGCCGAAGGTCGCCAGCAGCTTGCCGCCGGCGTCGTCCATCTGCTGCAGCTTGGACGGCTTCAGGGCCACGTCGAGGGCATCCCCGAGGGACCGGATCGGGGAGTCGAAGCCCTGCGCGCGCTTCGCGGCCTCGGTCCATGTGGCTGCCAAGGACTTCGCGGCGTCGGAGCCGGACAGCAGGTCCTTCGTGAGCTTGTTCGCGCCGAGGTTGTTGTCGTCGTTGCCGATCTTGGACACGGCGGCCGCGGTACCCACCGCGATGAGCGCCTTCGCCAGGTTCTTCGCTCCGACGATCTGCTTCTCCTGGGAGATGCCGACGCGCTCGAGCGAGGTGCGGAACGACTGGAAGGCGGCGACGGCCTTCATGGTGCCGCCGGTGAGCAGCAGCAGGCCCGACACGACGGCGGCGGTCTTGACGACCGCCGCCTGCGTGGCCGGCGAGAGCTCGCCGAACTTGTTGACCAGCGACGTGAGGCTCTGCACGACCGAGCGGAGGCCGGCGTTGCCCCCCTTGCCGCCCTGGATGAACGCCGTCTCCAGCGAGCCCTTGAGCTGCTCGACGTCACCCTTGAGGTTGTCCATCTGCTTGGCAGCCATGCGGGCCGCTGCGCCCTGGTCGTCGACCGCGTTGATGTACTGGCGGATGCCGGCGGCGCCCTGCTCGTACAGGATGTTCGCTCCGCGGACCGCGTCCGAGCCGAAGATCGTGGCCATGGCCGAGTTGCGCTGCTCGGGCGTCAGGCCGGCGAACGCCTTGCGCATGCGGTCGGCCGCCTCGGTGATGCCGACGAACTGGCCGTTGGCGTCATAGAACTTCAGCCCGAGGTCGTCCATGGCGGCGGCCTGCTCCTTGGACTGAGGGGTGAGCCGCTGGAGCATGGTCTTCAGGGAGGTGCCGGCGTCAGAGCCCTTGAGGGCGTTGTCGGCGAAGGCGGACAGCACCCCGACGGTGTCCTCAAGGGACAGCCCGGTCTGCTTGGCCAGCAGGCCGCCCTGCTGGAGAGCCTGACCGAGGTCGTCGACGCCGGCCGCGGACTTGTTCGCCCCGGCGGTGAGGACGTCGGCAATGTGGCCCACATCGGAGCCCCGCAGGTTGAAGATGTTCATCGCCTGCGCGCTGATCTCGGCCGACTTCGCCAGGTCGATCTGCCCGGCCGCGGCCAGATTGATCGAACCGATCAGTCCGCCCTGGAGGATGTCGTTCACGGACACGCCCGCCTTGGCGAGCTCAGCCTCGGCCTTCGCCGCCTCGGAGGCGGAGAAGACGGTGTCCTGGCCGGCCTTGATGGCCGCGGTCGACAGCTGCTCCATCTGCCGGGCGTTGGCATCCGCGACTGCCCCGACGCCGGACATGGCCTGCTCGAAGTCGGCGTAGGCCTTCGCCGCCCCGACCACGACCGCGCCGATGGCCGCCCCACCCACGATGGCGGCCTTGCCGATCTTGTCCCAGTCCGCCTTGTGCTTCGTCGCCGAAGCGGAGGCCGACTTGGCGAACTTCTCGGTCGCCGCGGACATCTTCGCGACGTTGCCGAGGTAGCCGTCGATCTTCGCGTCGAACCGGGCGACTATGGATCGATCGGCCACGACTCACCTCCGACCGGCTAACTTGATGGGCATGGGGAATCGACTGCCGTGGTGGCGAGTACTGCTGGCCGCAGGACTGGTGTTCGTCCTGCTCGGCCTTCTGCTGAACGGCAACGCCGGCGCCGAGGCACTGCTTCTCGGCATCGTGTGCCTGGTCGCCGGCGCCGTGATGGGCCTGCTGAGGCGTCGGGCCTAGTCCGCCCGGCGCAGCCCCCTGGGCACCAGCTCGGCAGACCAGTACAGGCCGTGCATCTCATGGGCGTTGTCGTCCCCGAGCGCCTTCTCGTGGGACCGCTGCGCCCGCCCGAGCTCGGTGCACACGTGACACCGGAAGGGCGCCCCGGCCATGTACCGCGCCTCGTGCTGGGGGTTGAGCGGGTTGTGCTCGTCCGCCATGGAGTCGAGGCGATGGACCCCGCAGGAGCAGAGTCCGGCCTCGTACCGTAGGAGCGCCCTCAGCAGCTGCCGGTCGTGCTCGGTGCGCCGAGAGCCCGGCTTGCGCAGCCCCCAGAAGACCAGGGGCGGGTCACCGATGGACCGGGCCGCCCTCAGTTCTTCGACGAGGTCGCCGTCAGCGACGAGGACGCGCTCGAGAAAGGGACGTCCACGCCGGTCCCCTCGATCGCCTGCGTGGCTTTGCGGCCGATCGTGTGCAGGAAGTAGGCGCCGAGGCCCTCGATGCCGGCCTCGTCGTCGCCGACATGCATGGCCTTGAAGTCCTCCCACGTCAGGCCCTCGGGCTTGACGCACACCGCGGCGTAGAGGTGGTACTGGTAGTCCTCGTCCGGGACGTCCTCGCCGACCTCGGCACGGATCTTCTCGTACTCGCCGGGCCGCAGGCCGCGGAAGCGGAAGGTCACCATCGAGTCGAACATCTGGGCCCGTGCCGCCTCCAGCTCCTCGGCGAGGCGCATGGCAGTCGACCGGGCGAGGGGGCGCTCGTCGTCGAACTCGGTGGCCTGCGCGCGCTCGAGCTGGTCCTTCAGGTCCTCGATGGCGCCCATGAGGTGGGGCATGCCGCAGACAGTGACGGAGCGGGTGACGAGGGCGGTGCCCTTGATCCACTGACGGACGTTGAAGGTCTCGACGTCGGGGCCCTTGTCCTCGTCGTCGGTCGGCTTGGTGAAGGCTTCGCCGGACATGGTGGTGCTCCTTGGCTCGGTAGCTCGGTTGGGCGGCCCGGTGGGGTGGAGTGCGGGGCGGGGCGGCCACCGAGCCAGGGGCCGCCCCGCCTGTCTGGGGTCAGGCAGCGAGCGACTGGTCCTGGAGCACCGGCCCCGTGACGAACGGCTTCTGCTTGACGCGGCCCTTGGTGTTCCGCTCCGGGGGGAGCTTCACCTTCGGGCCCATCTTCACGGGGATGACGTCGACCTTCTGGCCGGCGGCCGCCGCGGTGTCCACGCTCATGCCGTACCGGGCCACGAAGTAGCCGGTCGTGTTCTCCGCCAGCGCGGCGTACAGCTTGTTGCTCACGCTGGCCGGGTTCTGCACGTCGTAGATGTAGTTGAGGTCGTCCATAGACCAGGTGACGGTGCCCTTGTCCTCGATGACCTGCGCGAGGCAGAGGCGGTCGTCGCTGATGGTGGCGATGGAGGCGTCCGGGTTGAACCCGTTCGTGAAGTAGCAGGTGGCGTCGACCGTGGTGCCGGCGTTGAGCTCGGACGCGACGGACGGGGCGGACGGGTTGGCGAGGCTCGTCACGAACCACACCCGCAGGGATGCGTCAGCGACGAAGCCGGGAGGCACCGTGGTGGGCATGGTCAGTTCTCCTCAGTTGTGGTGGTGTCGTCCTCGGCCCGCAGGTCGAGGAACGTCTTGGTGGGGACCGGCTGGCCGAAGCCGTCGAACGCTGGCTTGGTGAGGACGGTGGAGCCGGCCGACAGGGCGGCGACCCGGGTGGCGTTGTACTCGTTGCCGGCGGCGTCCTTGGCCCGGACGATCTCGTATGGGTCGTCGTTGCCGAGGAGCTCCTCGGGCGTGGCCTCCTCGACCACGGCGGCGTGCGGGCCCTCGAGGATGCCCTTGCGCGGCCTCTCGGCCTCACCCTCAGCGGCCAGAACGCGGGCGACCTCGTCCGGCTCGGCGGTGTCGAGGTAGGCGTTGACGTCGTCCACGCTGTGGGCGGCGGGGTCGTACAGCTCCGGGGTCCGCTCGCTCATCAGTGGCTCACCACCGCGACGGTCACGGACGTGACGCCCGAGTAGGTCACCGATGCGACGCCCGTGTTCGGGTCGACGGCCGATGCCGGGATAGGACCGACCACCACCTCGGCGCCCGCGGCGATGCTCGACGTGGTCTTCGACGGGTTCGCCACCCCATAGGAGGTCGTGCCCGGGAACGCGAGGCTGGCGGTGATCGCCGAGCCTCCGCCGTTCTTGATGCGAAGCGCGGTGGAACCGGACGGGACGGTGAACGTGTCGCCCCCGCCGGCCGCGGCGGTGTAGGTCACAGGAGTGCCCGAGAGGGACGCCTGCTGGACAGGGAGCAGTGCCATGATGAAGACCCCTTCCAAGGGCTCTCGGTTGATCCCCTCAGGCGGGGTAGGACAGGACGGTGAAGCCGTCCGCGCCGGACCACACGGTCTGGTCCGGGTTGTCTCGGTCGGGACGCACCGGCGTGGTGAAGGCCGACTCGACGACGCACTGCCACCCAGCGACAGCCAGGTGGACGCCGGCGAGCTGGGCGACCCGGTCGGCGAGCCACTGGGCCTGACGAGGGGTACTCCCGTGGTATCCGACGGTGGTGTCGAGCTCCTTGCGCTCGCGACCGGAGACGATGCCGTCGGTGCTCGATACGGGGGACGCCACGCTGATGATCGCGTACGGCAGGACTGCGGCCTCGACGGTGTCGTCGAACTTGCGCCCGGCCTCGGTGTCGTAGGCCGTGACGCCCAGGGTGCCGAGGAAGTCGGCGACCGCCGTCGCGTGCTCCCGGATCACAGTCGCGACGCCTTCACGATGACGTCGGTGATGTGCTTCACCATGACGTCGGCCTCACGCTTGAGCGCGAACACCGGGTCCTTCAGCACGGGGCCCGTCTTGGAGTTGCCGTAGTAGAGCAGCGCGAGGGAACCTGCACCGCCCTCGGTCGGGCCGACCTCCAGACTGACGCCGTCGGGCCGCTCCGTGGTCTCGTAGGAGATGGTGGAGGGCAGCGCCGGCGCGTGCGCGACGCCTTCGGCCTCAGCCCGAAGCTGCGCCTTCAGCACGACGCCGCCCTTCTGGATGACGGGTCGGATGGCGGGCCGGGCCTTCAACCCAGCCCGCGCGAGGTCCTTTGCCAGTGCCTCGAACTCCGACATGTCGAGGTCCATCACGAGACCTCCTTGCACCTCAGCCGGCGGGCGGTCGCGTGGGACTTGTGGTGGAGCGCCGTCACTGTGTAGCGGACGCCCACCAGGTCGGCATCGAGGGCGCAGGAGTCGATCTGCACGGTGTTGCCGACTGCGATGGACTCCGACCCGGAGACGGGCAGCATCACCAGCGCGTCCTGCACGGTCCAAGCGCGGTCGCCGGCGTCCTGCACGGACTCGGCCACGTTCGGCACCTGCACACGGCACTTGCCCGCGTAGAGCGTCACCGGGGCGCCCGGGTCGTACTTGCCGGTCGACTCATTGAAGACCGGAACGCCAGGGCGTGTGACGGTGCACGTGTCCTGCATGAGCGCCTCGGCAGCCGTCCGGCCAGCGAGGACGGCGGATGCCGCGCTCACAGCCACGCTCCGGTGCTGGTCACATCCGAGGCGCCGAACGGGCTGATGGTGAAAGCACCGCCGGCTGTCTTCGGGGCGAGCAGCTCCCACCACTCGTCGGTGATGTAGACCTGGCCTCGGGCGGCGTCGTCGTAGCGCCCGTAGTTGTAGTCGTCGATGCCTTCGGACTTCTTGCCGTCGGGGTTCTTGACCTTGAGCACCACGGCCTCGCGCTCGACGTAGCGCAACGCCTGCTGGTCCAGGGCGGAGACGTCGCCGAGGCGCAGGCGGACCTGCATCTCGGCGTCGTCCAGCCACAGCTGGATCTGTTCCACCTCGGCCGAGGTGGAGACGGGGCGGCCGAGGCTGGTCGCCACGTCCGAAACGGTTGCAGCAGCCACGGCCGCCCCTCCCCTCAGTCCTGCTTGCCGATGAAGCCGATGGAGCGCAGGTGCTCCAGCGACTTCTCGGTGTAGCGGTTGGCGTCGATGATGTCGCCCTTGAGGAGCTGCACCACCTCGCCGTTCTTGGCGCTGGCGTACGCGAACGCGACGAGCACGACCTCCGGGGAACCGTCCGAGTCGCCCTCGCCGGCGGCGTGCGGGCCCTCGAGGATGCCCTTGCGGGGCTTCTCCGTCGCCGACTCCGCGGCCAGCACCCGAGCGGTCTCGTCCGCGTCAGCGGACTCGAGGTACTCGTTGACCTCCGCCACGCTGTGGTCAGCGGGGTTGAAGTCGCCAGCCATCAGCGGACGCCGGTGATCTTGTAGCCGGCGCCGGGGTCGGTGACGGCCGCGGCGAAGTTGACGCGGGCGCGCAGGCGCCACGCGTCGTTCTCGTCCTGGCGGATCGTCTTCGACTCGACGAGGTCACCCGCGGGCAGGTAGCCGCCACCCAGGTTCTCCCGGGCGATGAAGCCGAGGGACTGGGTGTCGAGCAGCCACGCGCTGGTGCCGTCGCCGCCGGGCATGTTCGCGGCCGGGACGTGCACGACGTCCAGGCCGGCGAGCGCCGAGAAGCGCCCGGTGTAGACCGGGTTGTTCAGCGACTCGCGCGCCATGAGCGTCGCCAGGCCGGTGTCGGAGCCGAGGTAGGCCCAGACGGTGTCGTCGACGAGCAGGGTGTCCGGCTGGTAGCCGAGGTTGAGCCCCTGCATGGCCGCCTGCGCCTTCAGGATGTCCTGGAGGATCTTCGGGCTCGCCGAGGTCCACAGCGCCGACGCAGCTGCGGTGGCGGTGACGGCGGACGCGATGGCCGCACCGACAGCCTGGTCGACGACCAGGCCAGCCGAGTTGGCGAGCTTGGTCAGGCCCCGGTTGACCGGGTCCATGTTGCGGCGCTTGATGTCCTCGTCGGTGACGATGGAGTCCTTGCCCCACTTGGCGACCTTCGCCACCGCGGGGGTGCCGGCGCCGGTCGTGGTGAGGGTGTACTCGCCGCCGGGCGCCACGATCTCCGGAGCGGAGTCGGCGAAGATGGACTCACCGGCCACCTCGTAGCCGACGGCGCCACCCTCGGCGTCCGCGCGGCCGCGGAGCAGGTTGTTGCCCACGTAGCGCAGGTCCGCCAGCGTACGCAGGCGACGGGCGACGAAGCCGGGGCGGTTGAGGAAGTAGGACGCCGTCAGGTTCGTCCCAGAGATGGTCACGCCACCCGGGGGGTAAGTGCTCATGTCAGGTCACGCTCCTTTCAGCGGTTGAAGAGGACGCGGACGTCCGCGCCGTTGGTGGCGGAGGACAGGGCGACGCCGATCTGCACACCAGCGCCGGGGGTGGCGTTGGTTGCGACGGCTCCGGAGGCCGCGGCGGCGATCATGTCGCCGGCCGTGATGGCCCCGGATGCGGTGGCGTGCTGGACGCCCCCCGCGTAGACGACCACGTTGTCGTTCGTGGCGGCGTCGAAGCCCGCCACGCCGACGACCTTCGTGGAGTTCGCGCCCGCCGGTCCGACCGTGCCAGCGCCAGTGACCTCGACGACCTGCCCACCAGTGATGGTCGCAGAAGCCTTGAGGGTGATGGCCTGACCCGGCTTGAAGGTGGGGAGGTAATCAGCCATGGCTGCTCTCTCTTTCCTTACTTGCTAGGTGTGGTGCTCGGGAAGAACTGCTCGTACTCGGCGGCCTCCTGCTGCTCCGGCGTCATCGGCGTGGAGCCCTGTGAGGGGTCCGGCGCCGGCGCTGCGGGAACTGCGGGGGTGGCTGCCGCCTTCAGGCGCTCGGCGAGGCGCTGCATCGCGCCCTCGTCGGGCAGGTTGCGCAGCAGCTCGACGTCGGCGTCGTCGGTGATGCCGTGGCGTCGCGCCACGCGGTCGACGAGACTGTCGCGCTGCATCTGACTGACCTGCTCCTGAAGGGTGGTCACGATGTCCTGGCCGGGGTCGGCCTTGTCGCCACCGAAGAGGTTCCGCAGGGCGTCCATCTGCTCCTTGAGCGGCTTCATCTCGCGCTCGAGGCGCTCGCGCTGCTCACGCTCGGCTCGCAGGGCGCTGAGGCCCTTCTCGCCGAGCGGCTCGTCCCCGGCATCGCGCTGGGGCTGGGTTCCGGCCTGTGGCTGCTGGGGCTTGGGGGCCTCCGCGGCGGGTGCCGGGGGAGCGGCGGGCGCCGCGGTCGCGTCGGTGGTGGTCTCGGACATGGTGGTTCTCCGAATCGCTCGGGAAGTGCCACGACGGAATCGCCCCGTCGTGGAAGTCAGAGGAGGTAGCCGTTCTGCCGCAGTCGCAGCAGTGCTTCCTCGCGGGTGGCGCTCACCCGGTAGATGCCCTCGGGCGTGAGGCGCTGGGCGCTGGATCGGCTGTAGCGACCGATCTTGCCTTCGGCTCCGGAGGCGTCGATCAGGCGCCGCCCGGCAACGCCGCGCTTGGTGACGCCCTCGTTGGTGGTCATCAGGTCTGCCGACCGGGCCCCGGCCCGGTGTGAGTTGACGACCTGGTTCATGTCGGCGCCGTCACCGATCGCGCGACGCTGTGCGATCGTCAGGTCGGTTACGTCCTCGGGGCCGATCCTGACCCCTATCGCATCCCATGCCGCCTCGGTGGAAGGGACGTGCCTGCAGTCGCAGCGTGGGTGCCGCTGGAAGCCGGTGTTGCTCCGGAAGAACTTGCCTGCAAGCGCCGCGCACCGCTGGCAACAGGGCGGGTTGACCATGCGCGTCCACCCGATGCGCGGACGTGACGTGATGTCCGTGGAGCTCGCCATGCGGCCGGCGTCTGCGACCTGCGTGTGGACCGCCGTGTCGAGCCACGTCCGGCCGGCTGCGAGGCGCTGCGACAGGCTGTCGGCCGTGGCGCTGCGAGCGTTCACGACGGCGCCGTAGAGCAGGTCGTCCAAGGAGCCGTACGTGAGGCCGTCCAGCGACGACGCGACCCCTGCGAAGGCGCCAGGCGCCACCGTGCCGTCCGGGGTGGAGCGGATCCCCTGCTCGGCCAGTGCGGCGCCGACGTAGGCCGAGCTGTCGCGCGCGGCGCCGAGCTGAGCGGCGGTGACGATGGCGACGAGCCGAGGCCCCACGAGGCGCCAGGATGCGTCGAAGTCCTCGCCCATGCGGGCCCACTCGTTTCGGGCTGCGGCGATCGCTGCGAGGGCTCGTCGCTGTTCTCCGCGGTAGTGGCTACTGACCGCCTGCGGCAGCATTCAGCGCCCCCAGCGGCTTGTTCAGCGCGGCCACGACCGGGTCGTTCTCCGCCTCAGCCCTCAAGCGGTCGCGCTCCTGCTTCTTGCGCGCCTCGTCCCAGCCGAGCATGTCCCAGACGCCCTCGACCGACAGGACCCGCTCGGCGCGCATCTTCATCGCCGCGTCACCGATCTGGGAGATCGTCGGGGTCGCCGGGTTGTGGTAGATCGTGCGGATGCTGTTCGGCTGACCCCACTCGCCGGTGCGGAAGCGCTCCTCGAGGCCCATCACCCACGACCAGCCGTCGCCGTCGTTGGCGTTCATCCGCTCGACGTTGCGGATCAGCCGCGACTCGTCGGCGTTGATCGCACCCTCGGTGGCGGGGTTCACGGTCTGCTGCCCCGCGTACCGGGTAGGCAGACCGAGGACGGCGGCGCACCACGCGAAGAGGTTGTTCACAGCCTCCGTGAAGTTCTTCAGGTCGCCCGCCTGGAACTGCTGCACCCGGGCCTTGTCGGACGTCAACGCCTTGATCTTGGTGATGTAGGACTCCCACACCGGGACCGGGTTGCCGTCGCGGTCGATGAAGTCCTCACGGCTCACCCCGGACAGGAACCATGACGGCAGCGCATGGCCCTCGGCGCCGATCTGCATGTTGGTCACCAGGCGCGCGATCGCATCGGTCATGCCCATGACGTCGGCCATCTCCGACGTGCCATGCCACGAGCCGGCGCGACGCCGGTTCAGGAACATCACGATCGGCACCCGGCCGAGGTTGTGCAGGTCGCCGCCGACGGGCTTCCACTCGCCGTCGAACACGTAGGGGACCGTCTTGTCACGGCCGTAGAACGTGCCGTGCGTCTGCAGCGTGGTCGGGTCCACGTACATGCGGAAGGCGTGCCGGAACTGGCGGCGCTGGGCGTCGACCTCGTACCCGATCTGCGTCGGGGACTCCACCGTGATGAGCGGGTGCTTGCGGTCCTCCGGGTTCGTCCCCACGGCCACGAACGACCGGCCGTAGATCTTCTCGTCCGTCTGCATCAGCGACGACTCGGAGGGCAGGTTGTTGTACTCCCACGCCTCCTGGAGCGCCGGGTCGGCGTTGGTCGAGTCCCCGATGCGGTAGAAGGCGCGCAGCGACTGCCGGCGCTCCGGCTCCACCACGGCCATCCGGGGCACGTTCACCACGGTCTCGAAGTGCCGCAGCTCCGGCGGGACGGCCAGGCCGATGTGCTCGAGGCGCTGCTGACCCTCGAAGTAGCGGTCCAGTTGCAGCAGGCGGGGGGCATGGGTCTGGATCTGGCCCGCCATCCGCTTGATGGCCTTGACGTCGTCGTCGTTCGCCACGGAAGCCGTCAGGAGGGGCAGCGTGTTCGCCACTAGCGGCCCTCCCTGTCGGTCAGCGGGTGAAGACGATCACCTTGGATTCGGTCTGTTCGGGCCAGCCCGCAGCGCGCTCGTCGGCGGCGGCCTCGTGAGCCAGGACGGAGGTGACTGCGGCGTCGATCTTCTGGTGCGCGGCAGGCTTGCCGAGGGTGTACGTGCGGCCGCGCGAGCCGATCTTCCGGGCGTTGCGCATGTGGCCGGCTGTGATCGGGCAGCCGTCGTGCGTGATGGACCCGCTGCGCAGGTCGGACTCGAAGCGACGGATCGCCGGGTACATGCGCTGCGACGACGTCGTGGGGAACTGGAGGAACCGCTCGGGCTTGCCGTCAGGCAGCGGGAACTCGAGCGCCCACTCCTCGATCTCGGACTCGTAGGACGTCTCGTCGTGGAAGCCGGGGTCGCAGTAGACGCGCCGCACGTCGTAGGTCTCGATGAGCTCGGCCCACGCCGTGCGGAGCTGGCCTCGCGGGATGCGGCCATCATGCTCGACCGGGTTCCAGATGGTCGGGCGACGGTCCGGACCCCAGCGCGGCGTGAAGATCAGCCCCGAGCGCGTCTCGGCCTTGATGGCCGTCCAGTCGTCGTTCTCGGAGCCGTCGAAGCCGGCGCAGATGCTCGTGCCCGGCTCCGGGCTAGGCAGCCACATCGGCCCGCCTCGCATCCCACAGGCCTTCAGGGAGCCACGCGCCGCCGCCTGCGACGACCCGGTTCCCGAAGAACCGCTCAGCCTGAGCGGGGTCGGTCAGGATGAGCTCGGCAGCCTCGGCCTCGATGCTGTCCAGGCTGACGTGGTCCGAGCCCTCGTACACGTAGGCGTGGATCTTGCGCCGGTTCGCCTTCACCGAGTACGGCAGCGGCTTCCCATCCGGCCCGCGCAGCGACGGGGCCGCGTCCGGGTTACGCCAGAACCGGAACACGTCGTCCGTGGCAGCCTCGTACGTGGTCTGTGCCACCGACTCCTCAGCCGGGTCCCAGGCGTTCGACGTCTCGAGGGTCCGGCCACCCATGCCGGCCGCGCCTCGGCGCTGCGTTTCGGCGACCTTCCGCATCTTGTTGGCCTTGGTGTACAGGCCGGTCTCGTCCTGGAACGCCATGCTGATGGGGTTGCCGAGCTTGGACTGGGCGGAGGACGTCACGACGTCAATCCGGTCAAGGTCGGGGTCGTCCGCGTTCTCACCGATGATGCGGGTGAAGCCCTCACGCACCAGGAGCAGATGCTTCAGCGGGCCCCGCGGGATCATTGCGCGCAGCGGCCCGTACACGTTCTTGTCGGCCTGCTCCTCCGAGGTGGCCGTGATCTGGATCAGCGGCGACGGATGCCGCATCCCCTTGGGCTCGCCCGGCTCGTACTCGAACTCCCAGCCGCACGGACAGCCGAAGTCGTCGCACACGTAGGCCTCGCCGCGCTTGGCCCACCCTGCGAAGGTGGACGGGCCCACCGCTTCTACGGCGGCGAG